TTAAAACGCGAGCTTATCGTTAAGCATGGCCACCTGCTCAGTGTTCAGGTCTTCAATCCAGGACGCGTATATTTCGTAAACCATCTGCGCGTTTTCGTGCCCCATCTGATTGGCTATAAAAGACGGGTTTGCGCCTGCGGACAAAAGCCAACATGCAAATGTGTGGCGTGTATGGTACGGATTACGGCGACGAATGCCAGCACGTTTTACACTGGCGTTCCATCTTGACCCGATACTGGACAATGAATAATAAGGCTTCTGCTTTCCCTTTGCTGGCCGGGGCATAAAAACGAAACGAAGTTGCTGCTTCTCCGTCAGGCCGTATTCACGATGATAGAAAACGATCTCTGTTTCTGGAAACCCGGCTGTCAGCTTCTTTTGTTCTTTTAGAGCATCCAGCGCTGGCGTTAGTAGCTGCAGTGTCCGGATGCCTGCCTGCGTCTTAGGTGGCCCAAACATTCCCAGAGTATTCAGGTTCCTGGAGACGCTTACCGTACCCGCCTTAAGATCGACATCCTCCCAGGCCAGAGCGGCGAGCTCACCATGTCTGAGTCCGGAATACACTGCGAACTTCCACATATTATGGCTCTGGCCGCTCAAGGCTGACATCAGCTTGGCAAACTCCTCTCGCATGAGAGGATCCGGTTTGGTGTTGCTCTTCTGCAGCTTCTTGACGCCTTCAAATGCCTTACTCTCAGTAAAGCCAGACTTATAGGCAAAGCGCAGGAGAGAGCAAAGCAAGGAGATGTAATTATCGACCGTACGCACAGTTCGCCCGATTTTATTTGATCGCCTGTCCAGAGGATATAGGGTTGAGCCATGCAGTAGCTCACTGCGGTAGCGAAGCACATCGTTATAGCTAATCTCCCTGATGACTGTGCTCTTGCCTACGACCGCTTTAAGCGTTGATATCTGCGAGCCTGTTTTACGCAGGGTGTTTGCGCAGAGCTCAATTTCACGATTTTTTAGCCAGGTATCAGCGAGCTCACCGAACGTGTTAATAATGAGCGTCTTTTGGACGGTCTGCGCCTGCTTAGAGTCAGGGAAACGCGAGCGGTAATTGAACTGGCCGAGGTTTATCTCGCTAACGATCAGCATGCGCAGCTGACCCGCTTTTTTGATGTTTGCAGGGGTGATGAGCCACCCCTTGAGTACTTCGCGACAACGCTTACCTTTATACATGAACCAGATCCGGATGCTTTGACCTCTTATCTCCACGCCCTTGGGCAAATCAGACATCCTATGCATCCTGAATCATTTGGTTGATCTTGGGGTAGTTGTACCAGGTAATGCCGCGCAATGTTTTTTCCCCTGATGGTGAGACGCGTTTAAAGTGCACGCCTTCAATCCAACACCCTTGACGATATTTTTCGATCTGACGGTTATCGAGGCCCGTTCTGGCAGTGAGCCTTTCCTCAACAACCCACTCTTCATTGAAAATTACTTGTGCCATATGAAGTACCTGGCGATCAGCACGAGTATAACTGTGCTGATCGCGCGTTGATGATATTTCGATATCAAGACATCCGACCGGCCAGGCGGCGCAGACGTCGCGCGCCGGTGATCGCCGTGGCCACGTAGCTGGCGCTGCGGTTTTGGACTTCCACCTTCACCTTCATTCCGTCGACCAGCACCGTGTATTCGCTACTGTTGGCCCGGCTGGCGTAATCGCCGAACCGTTCTACATGACGCGCCAGCGCGGCATCGCATGCCCGGCGGGCCAGTGGCGATTCTTTCTTACTGCGGTTAATTAGCCTCATTCAGCACGCTCCGGATCAAATACGTCCCAGCAGTTCCGTTCGATATTCGCCAGCAGCCGGCGATCCTCTACCTCAACCAGCGGGCGGCCGGTAAGTTCTGCGATTTGCTGGTTGTTGTGCGTCTGCAGCAGGCGTAGTTCCTCAATGCTCCAGCGGGTTTGTTTCTCACTCATCTCATTACCGGGAGGGTTGCCCCTCCCGCCTCCCTCAGGCCACGTATTCCGGCTTCATATCGCCCAAGGTAATGGCGAACTTTTCATACAGCTCGTCGCCCAGGTTGCGTTTGGCCGCTGCCAGTGTTTGCTCGGCTTTAGCAAACTGCTCAGCAGCATCCGGCTCACCGGACTGGGGCAGGGAGTTGATGGCTGCCTCTACTTTGTTGCGGGCATCGACCAGGTAGTAGCGCCGAACGGCTTTATTTTTCAGCTCAGTAAAAAGCGCGGATCCGAGAGTTGCTTTTGCTAACTCAATATCTGCCCGCACGGCTTTTGCCTGGTCCACTGATTGCGCTGTTTCAATGCGATCGCGGAACTCGTCGGCCAGCACGTCGATATTGGTACCGGATTCCTGTGCGCTTGTGGTTGTCTCAGGAGCGCCGCGCGTTATCTCGCCCAAAGTGACACGCTGCTGCGCCGGGTTGATTACTTTTTCCTGACGCTCTTCGATTTCATCGGCAGTGTATACACCAAGAATCACATCGGGACAGTGCAGACGAGCCCAGCGCTTAACTCCCAGATAAGCCAGCTGCTGGCGGGGATCGCTTGCCCAGAGTGTCGAATTACGCACCTGAGCCTGAGACAGCATAAGAACGAGTTCACGGGGTTCGTCCTCGCCCTTCATGGTTGCCCATACGCGGACACCTACGCCTGCCTCATCTTTCATATCCCAACCCGGCGCGATGTACTTTTTCCCCTGTCCATTGGTTTTCTCAACGAACCGGCCAATAATGTTCTCCCACGCACCGAACCAATCAAAATGCAGACGGTCCTTTGTGGGAGACATGTTCGTGACGACAGCGTTGACCAGCTGAGCTTCATAACCGAGTACGCCGCTATTCCCGACGATGAATGTTTTCTGAGCCACAGCGAATGGATCCATACCCCAGCGGGCAGCCTGCATTACCACAGCCATACAGGCGTCAGGCTTGCCACGAAAATGCTCTGGTACGAACGCGCCGCTGTTCGCCATGACCGCCGACAAGGTCCGGAGGCGTTCGAACAGTTCACCGTTGGTCAGGATTGAAATGTTGTCGATCATCTGCGTTTTATTTTCGTTATTAGAAATTACTGTAGACATTGTCATTTCCCCTTATGCCTGTTCGCGCAGCGCTTCAAGGCGGCGCAGGTCGAAGTCGTCAAGTTCATCGGTATAGTCATCGGTGATCGGCGCAGGCCACTCTCCTGTGTCGAACCCGGTAGCGATAGCGCGCATGGTTTTGCGGTATTCCAGCATGCCCAGTTCCAGCAGCTCTGCAGATGCCTCGATAATGGCGATCCAGTGGTAGTTCTCGTCTTTGTTAACGAAAATCCAGAAGAACTGATCCAGCGCTGCGGTTTCGCAGTACATGGCCGCGCTCAGATGGTAATCACGCATCCGGATCTCACGGCGGAGTCGGGCTTTCAGCGCATCTGCTTTTACATCCCACATGCTGATAGTTTTGAGGTCGGCACCGATACGGACGCCGTCCAGCTCGATTTCGAGGTCCGGGCGCACGCGGATTTCTAAACCTGTCTCTTCGTCAATGCCGAAATAGCTGGTCTCCACGGCGCGGCTCGGGTGCGTCAGCAGCATGCCGGAGGTCGGGTGTGCCAGTAATGCAGACTGAATGGCTCGTGCGGTCGCCAGCTGCTGGCGGGTCACGAGCACCTTGCCTTCCGGGTTCTCGCGCCAGGCGTCCAGCAGCTCGTCGGCGAATACGGCTTCCGGACGGACTGCCTTGAGCGCCTGGATCATGTCGGCTTTGGTACCGGACACTTTCAGCGGCGAGGGCTTCTGTGCCTCCTGTGCAACCATGTCAGGATTGACGATCGCCAGCTGCTCGAGGAGGGCGTCACGGCTGCCGGTAGTTTTCATCGGCGCGGGCAGGGTGGCGTTGTATTCTTTGATGCAGGCCTTCATAGCTGCAGCGGTCTGTTTCTTGTCGGGCTCGATGCGCTGGAACTCCACCGGCAGCGCCATATAGCTCTCTGCGGTTTCGTCTACTGCTGCGCCCAGCGGCAGCGGGGCGGGCAGGGTAGCGTTATGGGCCTCCAGCAGCGCTTTGATATCGTCAGCGCTCAGCTGCGGCGGCAGGCTGGCGTTGTATTCCTCGATACTGGCGCGGATCGTTGCAGTCGTGGTGAGCACGCCTTCCGGCATTTCCGGCTCGATGCTGAACTCGGCGGCCAGCGTCTCCGGCTGCAGCGCCAGCGCATGCACCAGATTGCCCATGTCGAGCACCTTCGACCGCTCCTTCTGGATGGTCTTAGAGACGTGGCGCGCTTCGAAATACATCAGGGAGACGCGGGCGTCTTTTACCATAGTGCTGCTAATGCCGTTTGCCGCATGATAGACCTCGTTCGGCAGGCCCTCATAACGGCCCGGCTCGAAATAGGCTGGCCATTGCTGCGCGGCAGCTTCTGGCTCGGGAATATCCACTACTGGCTCGATTTCTGGCGTTTCCGGTTCGGTTTGTGGCAATTCCGGCTCATCCTGGTGCAGGAGGACGACTTTCTGGTTCAGATCGGCAGCGACGTCGCGCGCCAGCTCCGGCGCTCTGGCTGCCAGTATTTCTGCCCTAGTTAAAGTACTTGCTTGCGCAGCTGCTGCATCATTGCCTTCGACCGCTGATAACTCAGCACCAGCCTGGCTTTCGCTCTGGTCAGTCTCTTCCATCTGCACATGTACGACGCTCTCCGCTTCCTGTTTTGCGACTTCATTTGAGGGGGTGGTCAGCAGACCATCGATGGAGAACACGCCGCTGCCCAGGCTCTTAACTTCGGGCTGGGCTGGTTCACTGGCGGTGGCGTTATCTACAGCTGGGGCGATCACCAGCGATTCAACAGCCTGCCAGCGATCCTCGCTGTCTGGTTTTCCTGTATCCGGGATGAATGCCACTTCTTTGCCGTTCTGCGCGATGTAACTAATTAGCTTTGGTGTCTCGTTATGAATGCCTTCAGGTGCATTGCGGATCAGGACGAATACGGCAGCACGTGAAAAGTCCAGAATGCCCGGCGTCTTGCGCAGCTGAGTGCTCCAGGAGCTCCAGGGCTCTTCTTTGTTGGCGATGATTTCTTTCGCACGGCGCAGCACGCCACCCGGGATCTCGTAAATGTTGTAATCCATGGGCAGCAGGGCGGCCGCGATTTCAATATCGAGAGTGTCGAGCGTATGTTTCAGATCCGGATTGCGATCGGTAGGGTTGCCGCCGCCAGCATTGGTACCAGAGTCAGTGCGCTGGATACCTGATTTGCCAGCTTTCTTGAGCCATTTAGCAGTGACGCCGTCACGGTCAACTTTTTTGCCTGGGGTAGTTATTGAAGAGTCGCTGTTGTGCGCCTCGATCCATTCTTTGAAGAATGAAACCAGTTGCGCCAGCTGCGGAGCTGGACCGTCGACTGACCAGATAGACTGGGTGGCTGCAAAAAGTTCTGCCAGGGTTTCGGGGAAAACATGCTGCAGCTGGCGAACCTGCTCATTGCGGCATGCCAGCAGCACGTTCTGCGGGTAGGAGGCGTCCATGTCCAGGCTGACCCGGGTGATCTCGGCTACCTGTTCGGCGCTCAGCTCGTTGAACAGGCCAAATAGCCAGGTTCCCAGCACGCGCTGATTGTATGAATAGTTCTGATGACCAGACGCGCCATCATTAGCGGTTTCGGGGCCTTCCACCGGAGCTTGTTGGGTTTCAATCCATGACTGAACGATATGGTTTCGTCCATCTTCCGTAGCAGTTGAGTACACGCAGGCAAACTGACGCACCAGATCTGCAGTCATATTGTCCCGATAGCATTCTGGCCAAACCTGCCGGATTGCGCGGATCACACCCGCCGTTACCCCGCCAGTAAAATTCACTACCGCCGGATCAGTTAGCGCGGCAACAACAATACTTAAGGTTTCGCTGTTATTGGCCAGAACCGCCTCTTTGACCTCGCTCAGTTGCTGAGAGTCAATGTGCTGCTGGTCAAACAACCACGCGGTAGCAATCTGCTCCGGCAAGGGTAACTCGCGGATAGATGTCCATCCGTCGTCCTGCCCGGAATCTTCCACGTTATCGGCTTGCCCATTCTGAGTGTTGACGATAAGGGTCGGACTCCACGAGCGACCATCTTCACCCAGGGTGTAACGATCGCACCAGGTATCATCCAGCTCGCCCTCTTCCGGGAGATCGTCAGCGACATGCCAGTCGGTGCGCTGCGGCAGCTGGTAGTCAGCGCCACGGCCAACAGCAATATCGGCGTCGTCGAGAATGTTGAGGATCTCGCGTTCGGCGCGAGAGTCGGATTTAGCAGATAGCCAGCAGAAGAGGTTTTTCCGCTCGGATTTTGCCTTAGCTTTAATCACAAACGCATAGGTGTTCATTGCGTCTAAGCTCCTTTGGGTTGTAAGATCCCCGGCGCTGTATAAGCCGCCTGACTTTGGTGGTTGTAATTTCCGGTGTACTTTGGTCGGTGGCACCGGAGGGAGAGCCGGCTTCGGCGGGTTTTTTCGTTACAGCGTCACTGCTGGTTGTTCGCCGTTACGGACAATGCGCTCCACTTCGAAACACTCGCCCGCAACATGCTGCTCAACAGCTGCCGCTTCACACTGGCGCTGGTCTTCATACACACCCAGCACCACATCCTGAAAATCGCCGTTGGTCATGCCCACGGTCAGCACTAACGCGAATAACGTGTTCATCAGTGACTTCCTGCCGGTACCAGATGCGGCTGAACATTGGGGGCGGCGAACGGCTGGCGGATATGGCGCAGGTTGCCCTGCGGCTCGTGCCAGTAAACCCTTTCGATATGGTCAAACGAGACAAGCCAAGCTGCGCCGGTGCGGCTGTTGCGCATGGCTACTGCTTTCCCGCTGTTTGGTACTGCCTGATTGGTAGTTGCCATCTCATCCTCCCGGTCTTTCCCGGCGTCAGAACGTTTATCGGAGCAACGCAGCGCGTTGTTGATGAAGTGAGTTTACTCATTACTAAACCATTATGTAAAGTCTTTAGTAAACTTTTTCGTTGAGTTTGAGCTAAACCGTTATTTGCGCGATGGTTTTTTGAGAGTTAGGCGTGTTGGGTTGAATTACAGGCATAAAAAAACCGCCTTGTAGGCGGCTTGAGGAAGGATATTTACTTACGTGAGGCTAATAGCTCTTTGAAAAGCTCATTGAACTTGTCAAATTTAGACTCAAATTCAATAAGCATCTCCCGCTTGGCAGAATCAGGAAACCCTCTAAAGAACTTAATCAATTTTGTCTCATCAGCAGTAAGAACTAGCTCGTTTTGTGCTTTGTCTGGATGGTCATCGTCAACATCCAGGTAACCGGAAGGCATATTGTAATCATGCTCGATCCTCCTAGCTGCCCTTTCTCCAAAGGAGCTCTTGCCATTTATCAACTGGGATAAATAGCTTTTCTCTTTTTCTGGTAGAGCCTTATCGGCAAACCAAGCCTTTAGGCGTCTTCTTCGGATTTCTGCTGTGGTCATGCTCGCATTTTGATTAGTAATTTCTAAACAAGCAAATACTTGACTATTGTGTTTAGTGATTAGTAAACTCATCCCACACCTTACCAGGAGGCTATATGCAGCTTAAAGATTACCTATCCCAGCAGCGGGGCAACGCCAAATGGCTAGCCGAAAAGCTGGGTATATCCATGTCGTTCCTGTCCCAGATGGCCTCAAACGCATCACCTATTTCGCCTAAACGAGCGATAGAAATAGAAAGATTTACTGGCGGCATGGTCACGCGTGCGGACTGTCTGCCAACAGAGTGGGTGCACATATGGCCTGAATATACCCCACGCTCTATTGGTGCATCTGCCAACGTAAACCTAAATAAGGCATAGCAAATGCAAACACTTACTTTTCAACAGAGTACCTCTTTTTCACCGTCAGCGATGATAAATCGCTCTCAAGTCAAAGAGGCGAACCATGTCGATATCCGCGACGCCGTCCGCGCCTGGGCAGCAGTTGCCGGGCAGGACGTCGTTGCTGCTCACATCGTGGATCAGTGGCGCAGCTGCGACGGGGAGGGTATTGAGTTTTCGGCGGATATCAGCCGCGCCCGGCAGAAGTTATTCCGCTGGCTCGATAACCGTTTCGATACCGACGATTGCCGGGATCGGGTGCGCCAGTTGACGCCCGCGATCTTGGCCGTTCTGCCGCTTGAGCATCGCGGCGCGCTGGTGGGCGGTGATTGCAAAATTACGCGCCTGGCGCATGCCGAAAAGGAGGTCGCCGAGGCGAAGCGGGCGGTGATGCTGGACGCGCCCAGGCATCAGAAGCTTAAGGAGATGAGTGAGGGGATCGTGGCTATGTTTCGTCTTGAGCCAGATCTGGCAGGGCCGCTTATGTCCATGGTTTCGACAATGCTGGGGGGTGTATGACAGGAATAAAAATGGTGAAAGCCGCGCTGGTGGAACAGCAACGGCTTTCGGGGTGTGAACTAACTGCAGCCAATTCACGAGGTGAGTATGTCAAATACCGCTGAAGTTATCAATTTCCCATTAAAAACCGAGCGTTCGGGAGGTCAAATGGCCGACCTGGCTAACGGGTATACCAAGATCGCCAACGAGATACAGAAGCTCAAGCCCAGACTGCGAATGTCCGGGCGGGAGTGGCAGTGTCTGGAGGCGGTGATCTGGCTTACCTATGGATGGAACAAGAAGCAGGACCGGGTGACAAACACGGTTATTGCTGAGCTTACGGACCTGGGTGATTCGCATATTTCGGACGCTATCAAATCGCTGGCAGCCCGAAAAATCATCTTCGCTCACAAGCAGGGTGTGATGAAAATTGTCGGTATAAATACTGAGCTATCTGCCTGGATTTTAGACAAACCGAAAACGGGAAAACTTTCACCGAAAACGGGAAAATCCTTCCCGAAATCGGGAAAACCTTTCCCGGAAACGGTAGACACCCAATACAAGAACAAGAACAGTATTAAAAGATCTTCGTCCCGGAATTCTGACGAATCCCGAAACGACGCTACCAAAAAATTTCTTTCTCGCCATCCGGAAGCTGTTGACGGGATATACACGCCTGCCGGTAAGTCCTGGGGAACGGCTGATGATCTCAAGGCAGCCCAGTGGATTTTCGCGCAGCTGCAACAAGTCAACGCCAGTCTCTCCCTGCCCAGTTGGGTTGAGTGGGCTAACACCATCCGCCTGATGCGCACCCAGGATAATCGCACGCATTACGACATCTGCCAGCTGCTCCAGTGGGCCAGTAAAGACACTTTCTGGCAGAGCAACATCCTCAGCCCTTCAAGTCTGCGAAAACAGTGGGACAAGCTGACCACACAGCGCCTGCGCAACCCGGGGCAGGCGCAGCCTAAAGCGGGTACTGGCGCGCTGGATAACACCGACTGGATTAACGGAGTGCTCTGATGAAAAGCATTGCTGAACGTATGCACGATTTCGATCGCGAGAACATGTGCCGTATGGCTCACGGTTTGCCAGAGGTGCAGGACGAACTGCCACGGCAGCAGATGGCGAAAACGGCAGAGATTTTCAATGAGCTGTTCCGCCAGCTGCGCGCCACGTTCCCCCTGCTGGCCAGCAAAAGCCAGGACGACCTGGACGAGATGCGCCGCCAGTGGCTGTTTGCCTTCAAAGAAAACGGGATCACCACCCTGGACCAAATCAACGCTGGTATGCGCGCTGCACGCCGCCAGGAAAAACCATTCCTGCCATCACCGGGACAGTTTGTCGCCTGGTGCAAAGCGGAGGATAGCGCCACTCTCGGCCTGCCTGACCAGAACGAGCTCGTTTCGCTGGTGTATGAATACTGCCGCAACCGGAGCCGCTACCACGACGCCGAGTCCTACCCATGGCCGGATCATGGCATCACGCCTCACACAGTGAAATTCCGGGCCTGTTACTGGCTGGTTACCACGCTGTACCAGCAGATGCGTTCTGCAGGCCTCAGCGATATGGAGCTAAACCGCAAAGCAGCTGATGAACTGGCGAAGATAATCAAGCGTATCCGCCACGGTGAAGATCTTCCCGAACCGGTTGCCCGTCTACCTGTGCTGGGTGGCAAGCCGCTGACGCGTGAGCAGAACATGTTACGGGTGAAGGAGATCCGGGAGAGGTTCGGTCTCAAAGGGGGGAGGGCGTGATCATGGCCAGCGAATCACTCTGGGCGATCATCGATTACCTCCGCGAAAACCAGACCGTCACACCGCGCCAGGTGCAGGCCTTGCTGGGATGCAAATGCAAGAAAGCTCACAACTTGCTGCTGCACCTGATCCGGCGCTCTGTGGTTCTCCGCGCAGGCGAGCCGCATCACCCGGTTTTTACGCTGGTACCTGGCGGGGAAGCGAACATTAAGCGGCCTAAACCAGCCGCGCCGCCAGCAGCAGCAAAACCAGCTGCGCCTGCTGCACCAGCAGCAAAAGCAAAGCCGCCAGCAAAAGCAGCCAAAGCACCAGCAGCGCCGTCCATTGCGGACGTTTGCCGCCAGAACTGGCAGGGCTACGAAATTCATAAAATTTTTGGGAGTGCACGGGCATGATTGAACCGAATAACAAAGAGCTGATCGCGGTTGGCCATGAGTTTGCTAAGGCACTGGGCAGCGACACGCCGATCATCGAAATCGTGAAAATGATGACTCGCCTGGCCGAACGGCTGGATTGCACAACAGCTGCGCTGCGCGAAACGACCAAACAGCTTGATGCGCTGACCGCGGACAACGTGGCCCGTGCCGAAATCATCGGCCAGTTGGTCTGGCAGTACAGCGCCAGTGGCATCAAGCCGGTGGGAAAATCGCTGAACCCGGCCTCTGCGCTGCTGTTTGACGCACTGGAGGTGTTGCGGCAACCGGCGACAGCTGCAGCGGTAAATGAGCTCAAAGCGCAGGGCGTTGAGACGGCGGCGGCATCCTACCACCCGCTGGTGGTCACCAGAGGCAGCAATTTTCCTCAGGAAAACGGGCTGTGTATCCGCGAGGACCTGCTGAGTATCGCCAGGAATCTGCGCAACGGGGAGGCTGTATGAAAGGGCGCACCTTCTGGCAGTGTTATGGTCGCTTCTGCAGGCCGCCTACCCGCACTTATGCTGGCGGCCGGTTTTATTACGGCTCGATGTGCATCTCTCAAAACATGAAGTGGAGGGATGCAGCGTGACAGATACTGCAACAATTCTCGACATGTGCTGCGGAAGCCGTATGTTCTGGTGCGACAAACAGGATCCACGTGCAGTGTTCAGCGATATCCGCGACGAGCAGCATACGCTGTGCGACGGTCGCAGCCTGGTCATTAGTCCGGATGTTGTAGCTGATTTCAGGGCGCTACCGTTCGCCGCTGAGAAATTCTCGGTTGTTGTTTTCGATCCACCTCACCTAGAGCGCGTTGGGCCAAATGGTTGGCAGGGTAAGAAATACGGAAAACTCAACGCCGGTACCTGGCGAGATGATCTGCGCGCTGGCTTCTCAGAGGCATTCCGGGTGTTGAGGCCACTCGGCGTTTTAATCTTCAAATGGAGTGAAGTGCAGATCCCCGTCAGCCAGATTTTGGCCCTGACCACTGAGAGACCAGCTGTCTGGCAGCGCACGGGTAAAAACGACAAAACCCACTGGATTAGCTTCGTAAAAAGCGCTGATAGCGCGGAGCAGAGCGGTGCTGATCCACTTCTGCAATACGCCACCAGCCGCATCATTGAGCTTGAACGTCTGCTGCTGGTCGATGTGCCGGAAACAGTCTGGCCTGCCGAAGTTGGACTGGTTTATGCACAGGTTGAAAGCGCCGCGGATCTCCCGGCGCACAACCAGCGCCGCCTGAAGCATCACATCAACCGGATGTGGCTCGAAAAAATGCCGGTACCCGCGATCGTAACAGCTGCCCGTTCCCTGGCCACTGCCATGGAGAAATACGCGTGAATTTACAAGAAATCATCGTTGATAACTTTGCCGGAGGCGGCGGGGCCAGCACCGGGATCGAACTGGCTATCGGCCGCAGCGTGGATATAGCGATCAACCACGACCCGAACGCAGTGGCCATGCACAGCACCAACCACCCGGACACGCTGCATTACTGCGAGAGCGTTTATGATATCGACCCGCGCACGGCGACGGCGGGCCGCCCGGTCGGGCTGGTGTGGTTCTCTCCGGATTGCCGTCACTTCTCGAAGGCGAAAGGCGCGAAGCCGGTGGAGAAGTCCATCCGGGGCCTGGCATGGATCGTCATTCGCTGGGCGCTGGCGGTGCGGCCGCGCGTTATGATGCTGGAGAACGTCGAGGAGTTTCGCACGTGGGGCCCGCTGCTGGCTGCCGAGATGCGGCCTGATCCGGCGCGAGCCGGGGAAACGTTTGAGGCATTCTGCGGAATGCTCTCCGGCGGTGTTCCGGCTGATCACCCCGCGCTGGCTGAATGCTGCGAGTTTCTGGGTATTGCTATCCATGGGGAGCTGGCGAAGCAGCTGGTTGCAGGGCTGGGCTACGCTGTCGATTATCGGGAGCTGCGCGCCTGCGACTATGGCGCGCCAACTATCCGGAGGCGACTCTTCATGGTTATGCGCTGCGATGGCGTGCCGGTGACCTGGCCGCAGGCGACGCATGGAGACCCGAAAACGCCAGTGGTGCAGAGCGGCAAGCTCAAACCGTGGTGCACGGCGGCGGAGTGCATCGACTGGTCTATACCGGCACCGTCAATATTCGACCGCAAAAAGTCGCTGGCCGAAAATACCCTCAAGCGCATAGCGCGCGGTGTTCAGCGGTTCGTACTGGATAGCGCCTCCCCGTTTATCGTTAAGTGCAACCACACCAGCACCAAAACGAGTTACGACTGCTTCCGGGGGCAGTCGCTTGAGGAGCCATTGCAGACAATCACCAAAAAACTTGGCTATGCGATCGCCACGCCGGTAATGGCTCCGCTGTTTGCCGGGACCGGCGGATCCACATTCCAGATGAAGCCGCGCCCGGTAGATAAGCCGTTTTTCACTCTGCTTACCCAGAACCGGACCAATGTTATCGCGCCCGTACTGGCCCCTTTAATCGCCCGGCAGTTCGGTGCCAGTGTTGGCCACCGCGCTGACGAGCCGAGCGCGACGGTTACTGCGGGCGGCGGCGGGAAATCGCAGTTGGTGTGCCCGACGCTTATCCAGATGGGCTATGGCGAACGCCCCGGCCAGGCACCTCGCGTGCTGCAGATGAATAGCCCGCTGGGCACTGTCACCGCTGGCGGCAATAAATTTGCTATGGTCGCAGCGAACCTGGTCAAGCATTTCGGCGGCAACTATACCGGGCCGGGCGCAGCGCTAGACGGTCCAATCCACACGGTTACGACCGCGGATCCCTCACACCTTGTGAAGCTGCGCGGCACCTGCAAAGACGGTCAGCGTACCGATCAGCCGATGCCGACAGTAACGGCAGGGGGTCTGCATGTAGGGGAGGTAAAAACCACCCTGGCGGTTGAAGCGTACGACCTGCAACGCGCGGATCAGACGCTGGAGTTCCTGCGGGAATATTGCGGATCAGACTGCGACGGACTGGTGACCATCAACGGCGTGGCCTATCGCATCGTAGATATCGGTATGCGAATGCTCCAGCCGCGCGAGCTCTATGCTGCCCAGGGCTTCCCCGACTGGTACATCATTGACCGAGACTACATGGGCACTCGCTACGCCAAAGACAAACAGGTTGCGCGCTGTGGAAACGCGGTACCGCCGCCGTTCGCTGAGGCCCTGGTGCGCGCAAACCTGCCGGAGATGTGTTCGGAGAAAAAGAGGGCGGCATAATCACGTAATAAAGCCGCCCGAATTGATGAGATAGGGCGGCTTTGAGCGAAAAGCGGATGTTATGCCTGAAATAATGTTCCTTTAGTGTGAAGAGGATTTAAAGGAATAAGATAAAATTTACATGGCCGTCACCCAGTTAATCCCGAAATCCGGCCATGTAAGAACTTTCCAGGTTATGAAGGTAAGTTGATTCTAATTGTCATATTACGGTTAGGCCGTATTTAACGGATGTTAAACCAGCCAGTCGTTTCCTCAATTACGCGCCAGAGTTTCTGGGGTATAGCAAGTTGCTCTACGTCTGATGCAGCAATACTGAGAGCAATTTTTCCTTCAGCTTTGCCATCAACGAATTTAACCCAGTCTGGGTTCATAACCATACCCTGACCTACTGCCGTCAAAGATACCCCTGCTTTTACAGCATCCTCGGCCTGTTCTGGCGTTCGCAACTGCCCGGCAACAATCAGAGGTATACGTCCAGCAAGGTGATCGCGCACGATTTCGATGACTTTGGAGCCATTCGGTGCATCAACTGGTTTGGCTTCAAGTGCATTACCGAGTGATACATGAAGATAATCAATACCCTCATCGACCAGGCGGTCAACCAGCTGAAGCGACTCATCAATGCGCAACCCATCTTCGTAATGCTCATCCAGTGAAATGCGGTATCCCATCAGGAAGGGATCGGTTGCATGCTCAGCAATCGTTTTACGCACACTCTCAATGACGCTGAGCGGGAAACGCATACGGTTTTTAAGGGAGCCGCCCCATTGATCTTCTCTACGGTTGGAATGAGGTGAGAAAAAGTTCTGAAGTAAAAAACCATGAGCACCATGTAACTCAACACCATCAAATCCTGCTTCTATTGCACGACGAGTTGCTTCCCCGAAATCCTGAATAACAGTTTCGACTTCAGTGCATGTCAGTTCACGAGGGGTAACGGACGGTGCGAAAGGACCGGCGTCACCGGGAATAGCGCTTGCAGCGACAATATCCGAAACCAGTTTAGGGCTGGTTTTCACACCTGCATGGAATATTTGTAAGATTGCCGGTGCTCCACCGCTTTTAGCAGCAATAGCAAGGCGCTTTAAACCGGGAATAAATTTGTCGTCATACGCAGCAAACTCTCCCGTAAACCCAATGCCGTTTTCCTGAACATGTGTACAGCCAGTAATGACCAGCCCGATGTCCTGAACGCGTCGACGATAATATGCTTCTTCCTCATAAGATACCGTGCCGTCATCATTACCCGACCAGGTCGTCATCGGGGCCATCACAATACGGTTGCGCAGCGTCACACCTTTTCCAAGTGGAAATCTTTCAAGTAGTGGAGTTTGTTTCATGGAAAGTCATACCTATGCGAGATTTTTCTTGAAGAAAGGAGCCAGCTTACTCGCTGCAACCGTTGCACCCTGACCATCATAGAGGTCCATATGTGTTGCACCCGGAATGATATGCAGCGTTTTTTGGACAGAGGCCGAAGTGTTGTGTAATTCCTGGCTGTGCCAGAGCGATCCTGCTTTACTACCGGCTACAATCAGTAGTGGTTGTGTTAAATAGACATCAGCCCCTTCAAATCCGGTGAAAGACGCCAGCGTACTGATACTTGTCATCAGCATTTGATTGGTAGAAGTCGGATATTTTCCGCGTTCGGTCAGATAGTAGTCCGCAGCTTCCTGAAGATCTTTTGGTGCACTGGTATCACCCAATTTGGGTACATAGTTGACATAAACCGGTGCGCCGCCCGCTGCTTCTGCTGTACGCTGTTTAGCAACAGCATCCAGAGTCGAAATGAGTTCAGATTCAGATGTTGTTCCCTCCCAGCCTTTACGGGTCGCCGCTCCGACATCCACGGCACTGACTGTTGCCAGCGCTTTGATTCGACGTTCCGTCATTGACGCTTTAACCGTGATACCACTACCTGCACAAACACCTAATGCGCCAATGCGATTATTATCGACATAAGGGAGAGTCGTCAGGTAATCGACTGCGCTATAGAAATCGACAACGCGTTTCATGGGATCATCGATAAAGCGCGGTAATCCGCCACTGGCCCCCTGATGGGAGGCATCAAACGCCAGAGTGACAAATCCTTCTTTAGCCAGTTTTAGGGCATAAAGGCCAGCAGTCTGTTCCTTAACGCCACCACCTGGGTGGACAACGACAATAGCAGCGTATTGACGGTTTTCGCTGAAATCCGGAGGGACGTAGACGTTTCCGGACATCATTATTTCATTGTTCCGGAACAGGACGCTGCTGACTGTGACGCCATCTACGTGTGTCGTGGTGCCAGATGTACGAGGGGTAGGTGAGAGCAGGGCTGAAGCATGACCCGCCATCAGTAATCCTGCTGAGGCCACTGAACTCGTCAGGATAAAATTACGGCGACTTAACCCACCTGTTTTTTTACTCATTGCAAGACTCCTTCATATACATGATGGCGGCCCTGGCCGCTGAAAGAACATGGATTGTTTCAGCGGCCATCTTAATCTCTTTAGTATTGAGAAATTAGATGCTTAATTTCGCATGGGCTTAGAAGGAGGTTTTATTAATAGGGTTATAAGTAACTGAGTTCGATATGGACCAGGAAAAACAGTGCTCAAAGGTTATGGGGCACGGAGTGCTTCGAGCACAAGTGCAAATGCCGGAGAATGTTGTAGACGGCTGGGATAGTAAAGATGATAGGGAGGGCGCGGTGGACACCAGTCAGTAAGCACCTGGACTAACATCCCGTTTTCAAGGTAGTTCTCCACGGAATCTAGCGGCAGATAAGCAAGTCCCAGCCCATCTAGAGCGGCCTGCCTCATCATATTTATTGTGCTGAAAGTCGCTCGTCCATCAATACGGACCTTAATTTCCGTCTCATCCTTACGAAACTCCCAGGTATAGAATCCGCCATGAGTGGGCAGGCGTAATCTGATACAGCTATGATCTTTTAAATCACGAGGCGTTACCGGATGGTTTTTTCGCTTGAAATAAGAGGGCGCTGCGACCACTGCAAAACGGAAATCCCTGGCAAGAGGCAGGGAAACCATATCCATATCGACCTGTTCGCCCAACCGAACGCCAGCATCATAACGTTCAGCGACAATATCTTTAAGTCCGTACTCGCTGATAATTTCAATGTTGATATCGGGATACTCAAGCATCACCGGGGCGAGTTTAGGCCAGAGAATTGTATCGGCTGCATGTTCAACGGCAGTAATACGCACAGTACCGGCTGGTTTTTCTCGCAATCCGCTCAGCGCAGCTATCTCACTTTCAATTTCGTCAAAATGGGGTCCTATACGGGAAAGTAGCCGCTCGCCAGCTTCAGTCACAGAAACGCTACGCGTGGTACGGGTAAGAAGACGAAGACCAAGGTCAGCTTCTAGAGTCCTCACCGTGTAGCTCAGCGCCGACTGTGAGACACCTAACTGAGCGGCCGCTTTAGTGAAGCTTTTTTCTCGGGCCACGGCGATAAAAGCTTGATAATCGTTCACATTTTTACGGCGCATTTATTGACCAGGTCCTTTTGGATTAATATTTCTTTCTTATAAAATAATTCCTGGGGTGGAGGTTTGTCTATTGGTAACGATCCGACGTTCCTCATCCATGACAAATATCCATTAGCACTCACTAATGCTCAACTTCCGCTTTTGGCACAAAGCAGACATCGGGCAGTCACGCCAAATCAGAAGTCACACAAATTGTGGCTTTTTTATTCAATGGGTTAGCGGTATAGACAAGAAGCTGGTACCGCGCTTTTTGTGCCCTTAACAAGTTGATCATTCACATCATTGCGTGTACTGTTTATTTATACAGTAATTCCAGTGGGAGGGAACATTATGTGTGTAGAAGTCACTATTGAACGTACAAAAAAACTGCCGGACGGCGCTATGTCAGCACTTGAGAGCGAGCTATCAAAACGATTAAATAACCAGTTCTCAGAGTGCAGACTGACAGTGCGTCGAGCAGCCACTGACAGCCTCAGCTTTATGGGCGGTGATAAAGGTCAAAAGAAAGCAGTGGAAACGATCCTGCAGGAAAACTGGGAAAGCGCAGACGACTGGTTCTACTAATTGTGTTCCATTGCAGCCCGCATTTTCTGGAAAAACCTCAAATTGTCTATGCCCGGCTGCTGATTTCTGACAATTGCGTCTGTATGTCGCTCTGGGGGATTTAGTGAATTTAGACATAGCCGAAGCGATTAGCATTATCAGACAAGGAGGCCGGTTCGTTGTTGATTGCGACAAAGGACAGATCGTCAGCCTGGAAAGGGTTAGAGAAAAACAGTTTCTGCTTACACTAAATGAGTTTTTAGAGATGGCTGAACAGGCCGGACTGATTGACCAGCGTAACGCCAGGCTGCCATAATCACCCTGCCGCCTGAACAACGGCATCGGAGCATCGCAGCGCCACGGAGTGAACACCATGGCGCAGCAATTACAACTCATCAAGCAGTCTTCAGGAATCCTGATCCCCGCAACGCCGGAGACCAGTGATTTTCTGCAATCAAAATGTAAGCTCGGTGCCGTACTGGTGGCCGACTTCAAACAGGTCCGTAACCCGGCCTTCCACCGTAAATTTTTCGCACTGCTTAACCTGGGCTTTGAATACTGGGAGCCTACCGGCGGCGCAATCTCTTCCAATGAGCGCAGACTGGTTACCGGCTATGCCAAATTCCTGGCCTCATACGGCGGCAGCGAAGGCGCGCTGCTGGATGCCGCTGAGCAGTACCTGGCGCGCATTGCTGATCGCCGATCGGGTAGCATCAGCATCTGTAAATCGTTCGACGCCTATCGGTCATGGGTAATCGTGGAAGCTGGCCACTTCGACGCCATCCAGCTGCCTGACGGCACCCTCCGTAAACACCCCAGAAGCATCGCATTCGCCAACATGGACGAGCAGGAGTTCCAGCAGCTCTACAAGGCCGCGCTCGATGTCCTCTGGCGCTGGATCCTCTCCCGCGCTTTTCGCAGCCAGGCGGAGGCCGAGAACGCCGCCGCACAGCTGCTGAGTTTCTAGGGATGATGGCGATGAACAAAATATACCGCAGCAGAAAATGGTTAGCCGCCGTCGCCCAGATTGAACAGTGCGTACTATGTGGCGTGTGGGGCACTCAGGTGGCGCACCGGAATGAAGGGAAGGGGGCAGGCCTGAAAACCGACGACTGCGCCAGCGCCGCGCTCTGCGTTTGCTGCCATGACAGTATCGACAACGGCAACAAGCTGACGCGCGACGAACGTCGCCAGATTATGGATCGCGCCATTGTACTGACCCTGATCCAGATTGCCCGCCGTGGACTGGTGGTACCCGCATGAAAATCTACGACATTACGCCGATTGGCAAACCCCGCATGACGCAGCGCGATCGCTGGCACAAGCGCCCGGCGACTGCTGCTTACTGGACCTATAAAGCGCAGGTGCGGCTGCTGGGCGTCGCACTGCCGGAGTCTGGTTATCACGTCACGTTCGTTATCCCGATGCCGAAAAGCTGGAGCCTGAAAAAGCGCGCTCAGCACTCCGGGCAGCCGCACCAGCAGAAACCAGATAAGGACAACCTTGAGAAGGCGCTGCTGGATGCGATCTTCGATGACGACAGCCGCATCTGGGATGGCCGCGTGACGAAGATCTGGGGTGAAAAAGGGCAAATTATTATCAAAACACAGGAAGGGGCAGAGGCATGATTCACGCGGCAGAGGTTGGCAAAGCAGGGGAGCATGCGCGCCTGCGCACGCTGGAGAGCGTCTGGATCCAGGGCAAGCTGCGCATGTGGGGCCGCTGGTCTTATATCGGCGGCGGTAGTGCCGGAAATATGTTTAATCAGCTGCTGACCAGCAAAACGGTGAGCAAAAGCGCGATCAATGAAGCCCTGCGGCGAATGAAGAAGGCAGGAATATCAAAGCCGGAGCTGGAGGTGTTCCTCCGTGAAATGCTCAACGGCAAAAACAAAAGCGGCCTGGCGTTTTGCTCTGATGATGAGGGTTTAAAAATTGATGGCGTGATCAGCGCTGTGCTGACAAGCCAGGGGCATGACGGATTACTTGGCGTACTGGCGCAGCGCTACCGCTGGCAAAAGAGCAAACGGCAAATGGCCGAGGAGTTGCAGGAAAGGCACCCTGACTGGGGCTATATGACGTGCCGCCGTCGAATCGATATGTGGCTAAGTCTGGCAGAATCGATGCTTTACAGGCCAATGTGTGACATGTTCGGTACAAATAGTGAAAGATTTTACTTGCAAAGTGAGCCATCTGGTGATTGAATTGTGATAGGCTCGGAACGTTAAAGCGAACTGAGCAGCAGAAAATATAAGAAGCCCGCCATTGAGTGGGTTTTTTTATGCCCGCAATATCTCAACTCTCAGGCTCGCTTCGATGGTCTACTGCTGCTGTTCCTGGTTATGTCCATTAACTTTATCAGCAAATTGATGTCGGTCCTGGCTGACGGCGTGCTGGCGGCAGGAGCGGTAATCCTGCTCTGGCCACTGCCACAAACAACGAGATAACACTCTTCTAAAGGTGTCCGCCGGGCGTCTTTTACAGAGTGCATTTTTTGGTTACGGCGCTGTTTAATTTGAAGAATCTATTACCCACTTTAATGCTGATTCATAAAGCAATATTTCGTCCACCTCGGCGCTACTCTCGTAAACAGCAACATACTTGTCGGTGAGAAATTTAATAAGCAATTCTCTGCTTATTTCCTGCTCCGGGTCTGACTGGAAGATATCAATGACAGCTCTTCCGATAATCCAGTCTTCATCACTCATGTCATTTCCAGTATGTGAAAAGGGCATCATGACCCTATTCCCACTGCATTGACAGGATTATCACAAAATAACTCTCTATGTTCCTTTGAAGATCATAAGAGCAGGCATGAATTTTTATGCCTGACACCCTTTTTACTACTCACAGCACCCCGACCAAATCGGAGGTGAGAGATATGTCCAACATGAGCAAATTAGCTTCTGGCGCTGCCTATGGCGCATCTGCCGGGACGGTAGCTAATGGCCTACTGACCCGGCTCAGCCCTGACGAATGGAGCGCCATTGGCGTAATAGCAGGCATCTTCATCGCAATACTGACGTTTGGTATCAACTGGTACTACAAGCGCAAAACCACGCTGGCACAGATCCAGGCACTGAAAAATTGGCCCACACGTCCGGTTGATATTGCGGAGGACTAATGGCGATCTCACTGTCGTTACGTAACAAACTGATCGGCGTGGCTGGTGCTGGTGCGCTGGCGATCGCCACGGTGTTTCTGGGTGGCAAAGACGGCGTAGAAGGGCGCAAGTACGAAGCGTACCGGGATGTTGCCGGAGTGTGGACTGTCTGCGACGGCCATACGGGCCGGGATATCGTGAGAGGCAAGAAGTACACCGATCGCGAGTGTGACAACCTGCTTTGGAAAGACCTGCAGCCTGCCAAGAAGACGGTCGATAGTATGGTTAAAACGCCGCTGAACGAGTATCAGCGCGCCGCGCTCTACAGCTTCGTCTTTAACGTCGGCTCTGACGCTTTCTCAAAGTCCACGCTGCTGCGCAAGCTTAACAAAGGCGATCACGCCGGAGCGTGCGAAGAGATGCGACGCTGGGTTTACGCTGGTGGCATGAAGTGGAAGGGCCTCCAGAACCGGCGCGAGATGGAGCGTAGCTTGTGCCTGGCGGAGAGCAAACATGACCTTTAGCCTTCGAACAGTTTTGCTGATCGTTCTCGTGGTCATGCTGCTTGGTATTGGCTATGGCGAGCTACGTTACCGGAATGGCTGGTACGCCCACGCTGACCACATCAACGCCCTGGCCGCCGATAAGCGCGCCAAAGCGGAGAAGGCCATTCAGCCTGTTGAGCAGAAAGCCGCCCAGGCCAGCGAAGAGAGCAAAATTATCTACCGAACCATAACCCGCGACGTGGTGAAATATGTCCAGGATCCGAATCGTACCGTTTGTGTTTTTGATGATGAGTCTGTCCGGCTGCGGCAACGCGCTATCGACGCTGCCAACTCCATCAGCGGATTTGATGCGGGACCCGTGCAAGGGAAGTGATGCAGGCGCAGACAGCGACGCGGATCTGCAAGCGGACATTGAAACAGCGCAATGCCTGAGCCAACTGCGCCTCAATACTTACCGCTGGCAGGGCTGGTATAACGCAGTGAAATAAAAAAACCCTCAGAAACGGGAAACCCGAAATGTTTCTGAGGGTGTGCAAATGCACAATCGTTACGCTATTAAGTGTGCAGATTTTAAGTATTTTTGCACTGAAAATTAGTCGGAAAGCCTTTTAAGCCGTACAGGTAAAGTGTGTCAGGGCTCAAAAACTGACGTCGGTATCGTATTCATTGTCCCTTTAGTGGCCTATCCTGACTGCAACATATTGGAGCGGAGGGGATATGAAACAGCCTGTAGATCCTAACAAGGTGGTCGTCTGGCAGGTAGAGTTCCGGTTCTCAACAAAGACTATATCTCTCGGGCATGGCACTCACTTCATTCAGGCGCTGCAGAACGAGCCAGCCCACCAGCTCTATGACCGGTTCTTTGATGAAATCGATATTGAGCTCAGGGCCGAGCATAGCGATTACCAGCTGCGGAGCTGCAATATCAGGCCTGCTATTATGAAAGAAGACTGACCGCCTACGGGCGGTTTTTTATTGCTGAATATATGCCTGTATCGAGAGTAAATTTAAATAACGTTTCTTTGAGAAGGTAACAAATGACATTAGAAACATATATATAATTAACCTTCTCTGAATCTTCTTATCGACTCTTGTTCACTGATGTACTCAAAAGGCAGTAACTTTTCTGGTTTGCTCTCCGAAAACCAGCCCTGACTGCTGCGCTTAAGAACTGATCCATTTGCAAAGCAAATATTACTCACACTGCGAATTAATGCGAATTTACCGTTATTAAAAGCGACCCGGTGAATGCAAATCGGATGTGAAGATTCTCCCTGAAAACGGCTCTCAACAATGCCACATGTGAGCATTACGTCTGTAATATTTTTCATGATTGCCTTCTATCTCAAAGTGTTCTGGTTACTAAAAGTTTGTTTGAAGGAAGAGCGGCTTATCCTCCAATGCATTTACATTCAGATGGTAAGAAATCCAGACCGCAATACGGGCATTCAAGAGATAAATCTTTACGCATTTTTCCTGCTTTCTGGTCTGCGATCTGAGAGCACCTGGGACAGGTGACATGTACGGGGCGCTCTTTGAGCTTTCTAAGTCCGCTGGTGTACGACACGGTATACTACTCCAAACTTTTGGACAGGAAGGTACAAGCTACCAACAACTTATAGCTAAATGAGGGGGGTAAAATCTCACAAGAAGGTTTTCAGGGGACTTACCGTTCCTCGGGGAGAAAGAAATGCCCACATTTCGGGCATATACAGGTAATGTTCTTACGGATTTTGCTGCTTTTTTGTTCCATTGCGTAAGAGCAGTGTGGACAGTTAACTTTAACTGGCTTATCCATGTACATTTTTAGGTCATCGAAAATAGTCATAAAATTTACTCTATAAATGTGTGGGTAATCATTGTATCCCTCCTGACTTTTATTTGCTCACTTATTGTTCAGTTATGCTTTTCGTAAGGTGAAACGGTCTGTACGAAGTTTCGCACTTCCGAAAGGCGCTCAAACATGTGGGTGAGAAAACCTTTCTTTAATGCTTAATTAGCAAGCCAATGGCATCAGCTGGTAGGCATCGTAATGGCTTTAACCACAGGAAAAGAACCATGGCTAAACCGGACTGGGGCGAGCTACAGAAGCGGTTCCTGTCTGATCATGCCAGCACCGGCATTTCCCCAAAAGACTGGTGTGAAGCGCAGGGACTTAACTACGCCACCGCCCGCCGTCATATTAAAAAGCCCGCTGTGCAAAGTGCGCAAAAATCTGCGCAGAAAAAAGTGCGCAGTGCGCGGAAAGAAAAGAGCGCAGATGTGCTGGTGGATAGCGAGCTTACCGCCCAGCAAAAGCGCTTCGTTGCTGAATACCTCATAGACCAGAACGCCACGGCCGCCGCCTCAAGGGCAGGTTACAGCGATGCAAGTTATGGTCGTCAGCTCCTCACGATTCCTCACGTTGCGCAGGCTATTGCGCAGCAGCAAAAGGCATCCCTGATGCGCACGCTTGCCAGTGCTGATGAGGTGCTGGCGCAGATGTGGCAGCTCGCCACTTTCGATGCCAACGAGCTTTCCCAGTATCGCCGAGGATCCTGCCGGTACTGCTGGGGCTTCGGTCATAACTACCAGTGGCGCGATGTTGTTGAGTTCGAAGAAGAGACAGCGAAGGTGGAGGGCAGGGAAGGTGCAAAGCTTCCTAAGGATACCGGCGGCTATGGCTATGACCATAACCGGGAACCTAACCCGGGATGCCCGCGCTGTAACGGTGACGGCATCGGCCAGCCGTATTTCGCTGATACCCGTAAGCTGCCGCCTGTTTCCCGCCTGGCGTACTCCGGCATCAAGCTCGGTAAGAGCGGCGTTGAGATCACCGCCATCAGCCGCGAGCGCATGTATGAAGCCGTGATGAAGCGGCTTGGACTGGCTGACAGCGAGTTTGCACAGCAGCTGCAGCAGATCGAAATCGAACGTCGCCAGCTGGAGGTGGAAAAACTCCGCAAAGAGCTGGCAGCCGATCCTGAAGATGAGGTACCGATGCCCGTGGCAATCAACATTAACGTCGCGGATGCTCGCGTAAGGAAAGACGATGACGGGGATATCGCCGACCCTTAACGTACCGCAGGCGCAGTTTCTGGCGATGCCGCATAAGTTCAAGGCCTACGTGGCAGGCTTCGGCTCCGGTAAGACGTGGGTGGGCTGTGGCGGCATCTGCAAGGGGATGTGGGAACACCCCAGAATCAACCAGGGCTACTTCGCGCCGACCTATCCGCAGATCCGCGATATCTTCTACCCGACAGTGGAAGAGGTGGCGTTCGACTGGGGCCTCAAGGTCCAGATCAACGAGAGTAACAAAGAGGTTCACTTCTACGCCGGGCGGCAGTACCGGGGAACCACTATCTGTCGCTCGATGGAGAAACCGGCCACGATCGTCGGGTTTAAAATCGGCAACGCGCTGGTGGATGAGCTTGACGTGATGCCCGCGCTCAAAGCGCAGCAGGCATGGCGGAAAATCATTGCCCGTATGCGCTACAAGGTTACCGGCCTGCGTAATGGCATAGACGTCACCACCACGCCGGAGGGGTATAAGTTTGTTTACCAGCAGTTCGTCAAGGCGGTGCGCGATAAACCTGAGCTGACGACCCTGTATGGTCTGGTGCAGGCCTCCACATTCGATAACGAAGCGAACCTGCCGGATGACTATATTCCGTCGCTGCTGGCGAGCTATCCACCAGAGCTGATTAAAGCTTACCTGCGCGGGCATTTCACCAACCTGACCAGCGGTACCATTTATCACCAGTTTGATCGCAAGCTGAATAACTGCGCTGATGAAGAGCAGCCGGGTGAGCCGCTGTTTATTGGCATGGACTTCAACGTCGGTAAGATGGCAGCCATCGTTCATGTGAAGCGTGAAGGGTTGCCGCGCGCGGTGCGGGAGCTGGTGAAGGTCTATGACACTCCGGCAATGATCAAACGCATTCAGGAAGAGTTCTGGCGCTATGAGGGCGGCCGCTACGTTGCCAGCCGCCAGATCTACATCTATCCGGATGCCTCCGGCGACAGCCGCAAATCCAACTGCGCCAGCCTGACCGATATTGCGCAGCTCAGAGAAGCGGGGTTCAGCGTCATGGTTAACGCTTCCAACCCGCCGGTGAAGGATCGTATCAACTCGATGAACGCCATGTTCTGCAATGCCCTGGGCGAACGGCGTTATCTGGTCAACGTCCAGCGCTGCCCGGTCTATACGGAAAGCCTTGAGCAGCAGGTGTGGGATAAAAACGGCGAGCCTGACAAAAAGGCGGATAACGATCACCCCAACGATGGTGGCGGGTATTTCATTGTGAAGGATTACCCAATCGTTAAACCAGCATACTCAATCACCATGGATACCACTTTCTGATATGGCTAATAACGACATCACCTGGGTTCGTCCTGAACACCGGGCGGCCAGTGCTGCCTGGAAAAAAATCAGGGACTTCTGCAAAGGGGCAGAGGCGGTAAAAAATCCGGGCAACAACTATCTGCCTTTGCTTGACCCCACAGACAAAAGCATGCGCAACCGCAAGCGCAACGAAGACTACCTGCAGCGGGCGGTGTTCTACGCGATCACGGGTAATACCAAGATTGGCCTCCTCGGGCTGGCCTTTCGAAAGGATCCGACCTTTTCCGCGCCGGACAAACTGAGCTATCTGCTGAAGAACGCCGACGGCGCTGGCACCAGTATTTACCAGCAGTCGCAGTTGGTGACCGAGAATGTGCTGGAGGTGGCCCGTGACGGGCTTTATGTCGATTACGCTGAGGGCAGTGGCCAGGCCATCATTCTGCGTTACCTGGCCGAGAATATTATCAACTGGCGCACGAAGCGCATTAACGGTCGCGATCAGTTAGTGCTGGTGGTGTTGAGGGAATGCGTGGAGCAGGAGGATGGCTACGCGTTTAAGGATGAGGTCCAGTATCGCGAGCTTGCGCTTGAAGAGGACCGGTTCATCTGCCGGGTGTGGCGGCGCAGCGGGGATGCTGGTTCCGGCGCTTATGTCGTTACCAGTGAATATCAGCCAAAGCCCAAAGGGAAAGACAGCTGGGACGAAATCCCGTTCACCTTCGTCGGCGCGCAGAACAACGATCCAACTATCGACGATTCACCACTCGCCGCGCTGGTGGAGATAAACCATGGTCACTTTCGGAACAGTGCTGATTACGAAGACAGCGTGTGGTTCTGCGGCCAGGTCCAGCCATACATGACGGGACTTGATGAAGGATGGCGCGATCATCTGGAAAAGAAGGGGGTTAAAATCGGCTCCCGCTCGCCACTGCTTCTGCCCAGAGAAGGCAGTTTTGGTTATGCCCAGGCGCAACCTAATATGCTGGCGAAAGAGGCGATGGACAGCAAGCGTGACTACATGGTGCAGCTTGGTGCCCGGCTCATTGAGCAGAACGCGGCGGTAAAGACGGCAACTCAATCCAGCAGCGAGCAGACATCGTCCACTTCTGTGCTGGGGATCTGCGTCTCGAACGTATCAGAGGCCTACTCACTGGCCATCGGCTGGTGCGCAAAATATCTGGGCGTCGGCGAGGAGCAGGCGGCCTATGCGATCAACCAGGAGTTCATTGCTAAGGTCGCCGAGTCCGGCATGGTTACTGCCATTGTGAACGCCTGGCAGTCCGGTGCAATCCGCGACACTGATATGGTTCGTGCGCTGCAGAAGCTGGACCTCATCAATCCGGCAGACAGCCCCGACGATATTATTGACGAGCTACACAACCCCAATCCCACCCTGATCGGCGGTAACAATGGCAACAATAAATGAAACGTTACGTGACGAAGCCATAGCCCACACCGTCTGGATCAGCCGTTACAGCACTGGTGTGGCAAACCGCATGGTTAAGCTGCTGAACGACAGCGACGCCGAGCTTACCGCACGGCTGCTGGTGGCGATGGACAGCCTGCCCACCAGCCAGTTTACGGTCAGCCGACTGGAAAGCATGCTGGGGAGCGTACGCGAGCTTAACCAGCAGGCAATAGCGGGCATGGAGACCAGCCTGGCGGATGAGCTCCTGCAGCTGGCCGGGCATGAAGCAGGCTATCAGCTGAGCCTGTTTGATACGCTGCTGCCGCAGCGGTTGAAAGAGCGGTACCCGCTGCAGGGCATCACGCCTGAGCAGCTATACGTGGCAGCCATGGCCCAGCCCTTTCAGGGACGTCTGTTGAGCGAATGGGCCGATAACCTTGAAGCCGACCGCATGGCGCGCGTTGTCAATTCAGTGCGCCGCGGCTACCTGCTGGGTGATACCACGGAGACCATTGCCCGGCAGGTTCGCGGGATCGCCAGCAAAGGCTATAAGGACGGGGCGCTGCAGCTCAGCCGGACCAATGCCGCCAGCATTACCAAAACGGCTGTGAATCACCTGGCAGCCACGGCGCGGACTAATTTTGCAGAAGCCAACAGCGATGTCCTGAAAGGTAAACAGTGGCTCTCCACGCTGGACAACAAAACCACGCCGACGTGCATCATCCGTGATCGCCTGCGTTACACCCTGGACAACAAACCTGTCGGTCACAAGGTTCCGTATCTGCAGGGGCCGGGGAAAATCCATTTCTGCTGCCGTTCTACGGAAACACTGATTACCAAATCATGGCGTGAGCTCGGGATCGGCAGTGACGAGCTGGATGAAGGTACCCGCGCCAGTATGGACGGGCAGGTGCCAGCGGATACCACCTATCTGGACTGGCTGGCCCGGCAGTCGCCGCAGCGACAGGATGACATCCTTGGGCCGGAGCGGGCCGCGCTTTACCGCGCTGGCGAGTTGAAACTCGGGGAGATGTTCACGGACAAGGGCGAATGGATAAGCCTGGCCCGCCTTAAAGCGCTCAGTTGATCCCAAAACCTATTCACTCATGGCTGCCTTCGGGCGGCCTTTTTTATTGGGCGAGGCCCATAACATCCCAAGGGGAAACCATGTTAATCCGAAATATGCTCCTGAAATACTACGCGCCTGAAGAAGATGGCCAGGGCAGCGGGGGCGGCGGTACCGAAATCACGCCAGAAATTCAGAAGCTGATTGATGATCAGGTCGCAGCCCAGGTGACCGGCCTGAAAACCAAAAACTCCGAGCTGCTGGGTACGATCAAGCAGCAGAAAGACAACCTGTCCCGCTTTGACGGTATCGACCCAGATGCGGTGCGCGGCATCCTGCAGCGTTTTTCTGACGACGAAGAGGCAAAGCTGATCGCCGCCGGGAAAATTGACGAGGTGCTGGATAAACGTACCGAGAGGCTCCGCGCTGATGTCGATAAGCAGATCAAAGCGGCCAATGAACGCGCGGAGAAAGCCGAAGCGTTCTCCGGCAAATTCCGGGATCGCGTACTCGGTGATGCCATCCGGGCGGCAGCGTCAAAAGCTGGCGCACTGGCGGAAGCATCCGATGATCTGATCCTGCGTGCCAGGGGCACATTCCAGCTCAACGACGAAGGCGAGGCCGTAGCAGTTGATGCAAATGGCGACGTTCTGTTCGGCAAAGACGGCAAAACCCCACTAAGCCCGCTTGAATGGGCGGAGTCGCTCAAGGAGACGGCGCCGCACCTGTTCCCGCGCGCTGAAGGTACCGGCGCGGGGGGACACAAGCCAGGCGGTGGTGGCAGTCAGAAACGTTCAGAGATGAACGCCAGCGAAAAGGCGGACTATATCCGCAAGCATGGCCAGCAGGCCTTCCTCAAACTTCCGAAATAAGAGACTTACTCAATGGCTACAACTGTTAATAACGATCTGGTCATCTATGACGATCTGGCGCAGACCGCTTTTCTTGAGCGCCGCCAGGATAATCTTGAGGTGTTCAACACCTCTTCCAACGGCGCAATCCTGCTGGACAACGAGCTCATTGAAGGCGACTTCCGCAAGCGCGCCTTCTACAAAGTGGGTGGCTCCATCGAATCGCGTGATGTGAACTCCACCGGCAAGGTGAACGGTAAAAAAATCGGTGCCGGTGAGGCGGTGTCTGTTAAGGCACCGTGGAAATACGGTCCGTACGAAACCACTGAAGAGGCCTTCAAACGCCGTGGCCGCACGGTTGACGAATTCTCCGAAGTGATCGGCGTTGATGTGGCTGATGCCACCCTGGAAGGCTACGTGAAATACGGCCTGAAGGCGCTGACGGCGGCGATCGGGGCGAACGCCGAAATGGTGGTGACCGCCGATATCGAAACCGACGGGAAGAAAACCCTGACGCGTGGCCTGCGCAAATACGGTGACAAATTCAACCGCGTGGTGCTGTTCGTCATGCACTCCGCCACCTACTTCGACATCGTGGACGAGGCGATCGCCAGCAAGATCTATGAAGAAGCTGGCGTGGTGGTGTACGGCGGCCAGCCGGGTACCCTGGGTAAGCCCGTGCTGGTGACCGATACCATGGACGCTGCCGCCATTCTCGGACTTGTGGCTGGTGCGGTGACCGTGACCGAATCGCAGGCGCCGGGCTTCCGCTCCTACGACATCAACGATCAGGAAAACCTTGCTGTCGGCTATCGTGCTGAGGGTACCGTAAACGTTGAGCTGCTGGGCTACAGCTGGGACACGGCTAAAGGCGAAAACCCGGATCTGACTGCCATCGGCACTGCCGGTAACTGGAAAAAGCATTTCACCAGCAACAAATCCACTGCGGGTGTGCTGATCAAGCTGGGGGCCACATCGGGGGAGTAACCCTGTCAGCGGATAAAACCTCCGCAACTGCTGACAGTACCGATGCGGTTACCTTTTCCCTGAAATACACCCGTAACGGCGCGGGCGTGTCCGGAGCAGCTGTCGCCTGGTCGTCTACTGGCGGCACGCTGAGCACTGAGGGATCGCAGACCGGCTCTGCCGGTGGCGCCACGGTGAAACTCACCTCCAATACCGCCGGAACGTTCAAAGTGACGGGTACGGTTGATGGAGCGGCACAAACCAGTGAAGAAATCACTTTCACTGCCGCTGCCGGAGACTAACTGAAGAGGCGCAAGCCCCTTTTCTTTGGGTACAACGATGATCATTACCGATATCACTTCACCGGCCATGAACAGCTACGCAGGCGAGGGGGATTTGAAAGCCTTTGCGGATCTGCGCGACATCACGCTGCCGGAAAAGATCGCACCATTGCTCATCCGGGCGATGGATTACCTTGAAGGGCTGGACTGGGCCGGGTGGCGAAGCGAACCAAAGCAGCCGCTGGCGTGGCCACGCGCGGGCATCGAACTGGACGGATACGAATTGCCCGCAGGTGAGGTGCCGCGTCAGGTTGTTACTGCGCAGTGCATGCTGGCGGTCGAGGCGATGGATGGTGATCTGCTGGGCAGTGTGCGTGAAGCGGCTGTGAAGTCCGAGCGCGTGGAAGGAGCTGTAACCACGACGTATGCCGTCGCTGACGGCGAAATGTTCAGACCGTCATACCCGGCAGTGATGGCGTTGCTTGGCGAGCTGGCTGGTGGTCGTGGTTATGCAGTAAATACTTTTGCGGAGCGTGCTTAAAATGCCTGATTTAACGATCGTACCGTTCAGGGCAAAGCCTGAATCCGGTACCGATAATGCTGACGTGATCCGCCTGCTCACCGACGCCCTGGAACATGCCCGGAAAGGTTCATACCACAGCGTTGCGCTGCTGCTTATCGACAGTGACGGTAACACGCTGGACTGCTGGCACAACGGCGGGCGGCCTTATGTCATGGTCGGGGCACTGGAGTCACTGAAGCTGGATTTCATCAACGTGAATATTGAGCGTCGATAACATGCCTGTTAACTACCCCCGTATGAAAGCTACCAGCACGCGCCTGCTCACCGAGAACGGCGCGGAGTATCCGGTAAAGCGCAAGGGCGCCGTAACGGTTACCGGCGGCGTTGAGCACCGCGAACCGGATAAAACGTTTACCGCCATCGGCGTACGTACTGATTACAAACCCGGCGAAATTGACGGTACGGTCATCATAAACGGCGACACGCGCATTGTTTTTACCGCTGATACCAAACTGCGCACCGGCGATATGGTGGATGTGGACGGCAAATGGTACCGCATTGAAAAACCCAACCCGGTTAAGCCGGGCAAACTGCTGCTGTGCTACCGCGCGCAACTGAGGGCATAACATGGCAGATAACCAGGCGTTTATGGTGTCCATCAATGCGTTCGTCAGCCAGGCAAAGGAGCGGCAGGAAGAGGTGGTGCGTGTGGTCGGCATCAAAATCCTGGCACGACTGGTGCGGATGTCGCCCGTCGGTAATCCCGTGCTGTGGGGGGTTAACCAGACGGCTGCGGCCTATAACGCTGCTGTCGCTGAGCACAACAGCCTGTTGAGGCAGAACCCTGACAACCTGACTAAGGCAGGACGGCTGCGACCGGGACGCAAGGTTAACGACAGCATGGACCTGAAGGCACCGCCGGGCTATACAGGCGGGCGTTTTCGCGGTAACTGGCAGGTGTCGTTTGACCAGCGGGCCGCGGGCGAGACCGGGCGCATCGACAAGACCGGGCATGAGACGATTGCCGCCGGCAACCTGATGCTCGAGCAGTTCAAAGTCGGTACCACGGGGGTCTATTTCTGCAATAACGTCCCGTACGCATACCGTCTGGAGATGGGGCATTCCAGCCAGGCGCCCGGCGGCATGGTGCGCATCACCGCCGCCGAGTTCCAGCGGTTCTTCAGCGAGGCAGTCAGCGAGGTTAAAAATGATACCGGACATCACAACGGCGCTTGAGGCCATGCTGGGTATGTGGGCTGACTGCGAGGGTGTGCCGGTGGCATGGGATAACATTCAGTTCGACCCGCCAGCCGACGGGCTGTATCTAATCTCCCACGATATGCCCGCGCAGCCCTACAGCATCGACCTGGCTGGTGGTTGCCGGGTCTACCCCGGCGTGTATCAGGTGACCGTCGTCGCGCCAGCGGGTGGCGGCAAATCACAGGCCAGAGCGCTGGCCCGCCGCGTCGCCGCGCTGTTCACGGAAAATCAGGCTATCACTGGCGACGGCTTTACCGCCTGGGTGACTTCACCGCCTGCCATCTTCCCCGGTATACCGGACGGCGTGTCCTACTCCATCCCTGTCAGCATCAACTACCGGGCTGATATCTCAGCCTGATCATCCCCACCGGCGCTGCCGGTTTACTTACTTTCATATTACGGAGAATCCCCATGGGCTTCGCATTACCTAATGGCGCCACGGTATTCGTCGGCTCGAAACTTGCCACGCCTGTGGCGGTGACGAGCGTCAGCAATGCTGCAGGCGCCGTTTTTACCGTTGCAACCGGCCACGGCCTCGCTGTGGGCGATGTGGTGCTGATTTCCAGTGGCTGGGCTCTTATTGACAGCCTGGTAGCCCGCGTCACGGCACAGACGACCACCAGCGTGACGATCGGCGTGATCAACAGCACCGATACCAACTTCTTCCCGGCTGGCTCGGGTGCTGGCTCACTCAGCAAAGTAGCCGAGTGGACCGAGATCCCGCAAATCACTGAGGTTGCACAGTCAGGCGGCGACCAGCAGTACACGCAGATCCAGTTCCTCGCCGATGACCGCCAGCGCAACCTGGCGACCTACAAAGCGGCCAAGTCGCAGAATATTACGATGGCGCATGATTCTACTTTGCCGATTTACAGCGTGCTGTCAGCTGCCGATCGTTCCGGCGATACGCTGCCACTGCGCATGTACGTGCCGAAAGCAAAGGAAATGCGCTACTGGTCGGCAAAGGCATCGTTCGATCCTATGCCGACAACCTCTGTAAACAACGTCGAAACGGTGCAGCCAGCTTTTGCCATTCAGTCGCGTGACATGACGTTTTACAAAGACGCCGCCCCGCAGGCGGCAGCGTAACCCAGCCCGTTAACAGGCCCGTCAGCGGGCCTTTCTTTCTGCCGAGGAATACATGGCCACTAAATTTCAGCTGCAACCCAAACCCACGTTTAAAGCCGACGTTAAGATCCCGCGTGCCGGTGACGATGACGGGGTAATTACCTTCACCTTCCGTCACAAGCCGATCAAGGAGCTGGCCGCGCTTGAGACGATGGAAGGCAAAACCGCCGTCGATTTCCTGGTGGAGATCACTGAAGGCTGGGCGCTGCCGGACGCGTTCAGCCAGGAAAATCTTGATGTGTTGCTGGACAACTATCCCGGTGCGATGAAAGCAATCGTCAGCACTTATTACCGCGAACTGACGGGTAATCGCGAAAAAAACTGATAGCGGTTGCCTCGGCGTTTTATACGCCTGAACCCTCCACCGAAGACCTGGCCGCGTTTGGCCTGAGCGCTGATGACTACACCGAAGAAGAGCAGACCGTTGAGGTATGGCCGGACGTCTGGCCCGCGTTCGCTGTTTTCCAGTCGATGGGCACGCAGTGGCGCACGGGCATGGGCGGCATCACCGGGCTGGATTACAACGTGCTGCCCTGGCTGATGAAGCTGAACGGCGTGGAGGATGAGGTAACCGCGTTAACGGATATCCGCGTGATGGAAAGCGCGGCGCTGAAGATTGTCCATCAGGGGGCGTAATGTCTGATATTGCAACAATCTCGCTCCGGGTGAATACCGCCGAGCTGGAGCGCGGGAATAAGGCGCTGGACGATTTCCAGCAAACTGCGACCGGAGCTGCCGGTAAGGCGAATGATCTCAACAGCGTTTTCCGTACTGGCATCGATCATCAGAAGAAAAATTCTGACAGCCTTAAGCAACAGCAGCAGGAACTGCAGAACCTGCTGAATAAAATCAGCCCAGTTAACCGGGCCATGAACGAGCTGGAGACGCTGCAGGCGTCGCTGGCAGGCTTTCGTGGAAAAGGGCTGCTGGGCGATGAGGATTATGGCCGGTTCAGTGCAGTACTGGACACCACCCGTAACAAGCTCTTTCAGGTCATGGAGGCCGAGACCGCCGAAGGGCAGGAGCGGTTAAAACTGGCCCAGGAGACGCAGCGCGCCACCGCCGCGCAGGAAAACTTCCTCAGGTCCATCACTGACCAGGCGGCGACATTCCGCGCCAGCAAGGCGGACATGGCCGAGTACCGGGCGGCACAAATGGGGATTGCCGAGGAGGCTGCCCCGGTTATTGCCCGGCTGCGCGAGCAGGAGCGCGCGGTTCAGCAGGAGGCTGCCCAGCGCCAGCTTGCCGCCAGTCAGTCCCGAATGATTAAGCTGGCCATTGCTGAAATGGAGGCAGCAGAAAGGACCGAGGCAGCGGAACTCCGGCGTAACCAGAATATCCGCGAGTCGTTCATCTCTTCGCTTCAGGACCAGGCGAACGCATTGGGCAAGACGCGGATCGAGTTGCTGGAGATGAAAGCCGCACAGCTCGGAGTATCGGAGCAGGCCGCCCCGTTTATTGCAAGGCTGGGTGAGCAGGAAAGGGTGTTCAGCAAAGGCACCCTCAGCGCCGGGCAATATCAGCAGGCCCTGAGGATGCTGCCCGCGCAGTTCACTGATATTGCCACTTCTATCGCGGGTGGCATGCCGCTATGGATGGTGCTGATCCAGCAGGGTGGGCAAATCAGCGACTCATTCGGAGGTATTGGCGGCCTGTTTCAGGTTATCAAAGAAGAGTTACTGGGGATTAAGGACGCATCTGATGATTCTTCAGAATCTCTTTCAGAAAATGCTAATGCACTGGCAGAGAATGCTGATCACGCCAGCGGCCTGTTGCGGTTTCTGACACCAACCAGGCTGGCCGTGGGCGGCTTTACGGCAATTCTTGGCGGTATGGCTATAGCCGCATGGCAGGCTGAACAGGCTAACCGCGAACTGTATCAGTCGATCGTGTTAACCGGTGGAGCGTCTGCGACATCTACAGCCCAGCTATGGAAAATGGCTGAGCAAATAGGTGAAAGCACGACCGCCAGCATTAACTCCGTTTCTGAGACCCTGGCCCGTCTGGCCCAGTCGGGGAAATTCACTACAGCCCAGCTGCAGCTCGTGGCGCAGACCTCCCAGCAATGGACGCAGGTAATGGGTAGTGGGGCAGAAAAAATTGAAGCCTCATTTGCCGAAATATTGAAATCGCCGGTGAAGGCGCTGGCTGAGCTGAACTCCCAGTATAATTTTCTGTCGGTCTCACAATTAAATTATATTGCCGGGCTGGAGGACTCAGGTAAAAAACAAGAGGCTGTCAGCGAAGGCATGCGTATTTTTGCCGATACGATGCAAAAGCGTATGCAGCAGATTGATGATGCAAGCACGCCTCTGGAACAGATGTGGGATAGCATAAAAAAATGGTCTGCTGACGCCTGGAAGTGGGTGGGAGATCATACTATCGGTGCCCTTAATCTGATCATCGATGTCGCTGCAGGAACAGTTGAGCAGGTCCAGATTTTACTGAAGCAGGGTGATGTCCTCATTGCTGAGTTTGCCAACTCTGCTTATGAAAAAACCAAAAATATCCCCGGCATGAAGTCCATGTTCGGTGATATGGCTTCGGACAATAAAGCATTTATTGCCCAGACCAAAAAAGACATTGCTGAGCTTGAGAAATCCTACACTGCACGCGATGCGCGAGTACGTAAAGGTGAAATGGGTTATGTAAGCCGTGACAGGAACACAACGGTAGACAGCGGCCCGAACCAGCAAAGCAAGGTTACTGACCGGGCGCAGCAAATACTGAAAGACCGGCAGAAGAAGAACAGGCAGACCACGACTTCAGCTGGTGACAGCGCGGAAGACAAGGCGCAGGCTGAGCTGCTGGCCCTGCAGGCGCAGCTAAGGGTTCTGAAAGAGCATCAGGGCTTCAATGACGTTATCAGTCAGCAGCGTAAGGATTTATGGAAAACTGAAGCGCAGTTTGCTGTGCTTGAAGAGGCTGCAGGAAAGCGCAAGCTCTCTAAGCAGGAGCAATCCCTGCTGGCGAGCAAGAATCAGGTGCTGGAACTGGCCCGCCAGAAAGCGCTGCTGGGCGACCAGATCACCGCCCAGGAGCAGCTCAACAAGCGCATGGACACCGCCAGCAAGTATGTCACGCAGATGGCAGAAAAGCAGGTCGGGCTTGAGTCAGGCGCAACGATGAGCGACAGGCTGGCGAGCCGCGAGACGGCGCTCTCTCAGCTGCGCAGTGGCTGGATTAATGCCGGCGGCAGCCTTGAGGATGAGGGCTACCATAAGGAGCTTAAAGCAGCTCAGGATTATTATGATGCTGAGGATAAGCTTCGGGGCGACTGGCGGGCTGGTTTTAAAAAGGGCTGGGCTGAGTACCTCGATTCAGCAACTAATGTCTACGCTTCCATGCAGAGCGTGGCGCAATCAGCGCTGGGCGGCATCTCTGACATGATGACGAGTCTGGTCACCACCGGCACGGCCAGCTTCAAGAGCTTTGCCGCGTCGATGATGAAGATGATCGCTGACGTCATTAACCGGCTGCTGGTGGCCTACGCCGTGCAGTCCGCGTTGGGATGGGTAACCGGGAGTGTCAGCGGCAGCGGCGGGAGCACGCCATCAGGTGCCTACGCTAGTGCCGCAAATTCCGGCGTCAGCCTCTATGACTCTGGTGGCTATACCGGCCCCGGCGGCAAATATGAGCCTGCAGGCATCGTTCATAAAGACGAGTTTGTCTTCACCAAAGAGGCCACCAGCGCGCTGGGCGTCGATAACCTCTACGCACTCATGCGCGGCGCTCAGGGTTACGCCAGCGGTGGTCTTGTCGGTAGGGCACCTATGTTCGGCCTGGGCAATAACGCAGGCGCGGCCGGTTCGGCTCCAGTGATACAAACCACTGTGCACGTTGATGCTAACGGTAATGCTTCGGCGCAATCAGAAGGCTCTGGCGATGCAATGGGCCGGGCGCTGGCGACGGAAATGCAGAATGCAGCCACTCAGATAGTGCAGAAGCACATCAAGAACGGCGGTCTGATTTACAACTTCGTTAAAGGCCGGTAGGCCAAACAGTTCAATAACAATAAGCCGAAAGGCTGGAGAGAGTTATGACTCTAAAACAACGCGTTGAAATGTTAGAAAAAGAATTGACAAGTATTAAAGGAGCGGCCTCTAAACAGGCCGCTAAAGTTTGGTCGGTAAAGATGAACTCAAAATCGACATTAAAAGGATTTAAATCTTAATTAATGTCTTTAAATTGAGACAGAAACCCACCAAGCCTTTTTGCTGCGTCAGGCTGTGCTTCATTTAACTGAAAAAGGATACCGTTTTTAACATCAGGTGATAACTGAGTGAATAGTACCGCAAATGCAAAACGCATAGCCTGAAGTTCTTCAGCTAACTCACCCACACTTGTTGCCTTAACTTCGTTATTAACCTGGATATCTTCTTCTTTCATTTTTTTATTCCTTAGCCAGAGGTAATCAGCCATCCCTCGTCTCCGTGTGCGACCATGCCTTAAACATGGACGGGCTGAATAACCAACATACCCAGGGATGTAAATCAGCGACATCCTGATATTCAACCAGTAGCCACTTTCGGGTGGTTTTTTTTGGAGTAAATATGGCAGTTGAAACCTATAAGTGGCCTGTGCAGCTGGGCGGCGGGGCCATTGAGTATGCCCAGGCGATCCGCTCCGCCCAGTTTGGCGACGGCTACGAACAGGTTGCCGAAAACGGCATTAACTCCACAGCCATACAGGTTCCGATGAAATATGTTGGCAAGGAGACTGAGGTTAATGAGATCCGCACCTTCCTGCTGGCCCACACCGTCAAGGCATTCATTATCACCCCGCCGGGAGAGGAGAAAGGTCTTTATCGCGTCGTGGCTAACTCAGTGCGAAAAAACCTGATCAGCAGTAATGCTGCTGAACTGACGTTCACCATCAAGCGGGCTTACGGAGTTTACGCATAATGGCTCTTGTCGATCAGGCTGCAAAACTGGCACCCGGCGGCAGGGTGCGATTAATCAAAGTGGATGCGTCAGAATTTAGCGGTGGGATCCATCGTTTCCATTACAGCCCGTTCCCTCACACCCCCGAGGAAATCGACGCGGCAAACGGTGACGAAGACAAGCTCGGGCCGAAGCCCATTATCTGGGACGGGGAGGTCTATGAGTTCTGGCCGTTTCAGATGTCCGGCCTTGAGCTTTCAACAGACCAGGCGGCAGAGCCGGATCTTAGTGTGTCGAACCTAGACGGACATATCACAGCGCTGTGCCTGCAGTTCCGGGATATGGTCAATGCTAAGGTGAGCATTATCGACACCTATGCCCTCTATCTCGATGCGGACAACTTCCCGGGCGGAGTGAATCCGACTGCTGACCCGACGATGTTCTCTCTCCAGACCTTCTGGCTTGATACAAAAACGGCAGAGCACGACGAAACGGTCGCATGGTCGATGAGCAGCCCGGCGGACCTGCAGGGGCTGGTTATTCCTACCCGGCAGATCACTTCTCTTTGCGAGTGGGCGATGCGCGGGCAGTACCGTAGCGGCGATGGCTGCACTTACAACGGCACTGCGTATTTCGACGCCAAAGGCAATCCTGTTTTTGATCTGGCGCTGGACGCGTGCGGCGGCTGCCTGAGCGACTGCCGTAAACGATTCGGCGCTGGCCTGGCCGAACCCGATACCGCCATCCTCGATTTCGGTGGCTATCCGAGCACGGTTCTGATCTCCCGATAAGGTTTCCCCATGAACAAAACGATAATGGCAGCAATCCGGGCTCACGCGCTGGAGGAGTCGCCGCGCGAGTGCTGTGGCTTCGTTATTCAGGCGGGCTGCCGCCAGCGCTATGTGCCCGTACCAAACAGCCACGAAAACCCGACAGATCATTTCCGCATCGACGGCGAGCACTGGGCGAATGCCGAAGATACCGGCACGATTATCCGCGTCATTCATTCGCACCCGGGCGATGGTGCCCGGCCCATACCTTCAGATCTTGATCGGCAGCAGTGCACTAACTCTGGCGTGGTGTGGGGCATCTATGCACCTGACAGCGACGAGTACGCCGAGATAACGCCCGAAGCGATACCGCTGATCGGACGCCCGTTTATTCTGGGTTCGCATGACTGCTGGGGCCTGATAATGGACTGGCACGCCACGCAGGGTGTTACGCTCAGTGATTTCCGTGTGGATTACCCGTGGTGGGAGAGCCAGTTCTCGGACAACCTTTATTTCGACAACTGGGAGAAAGAGGGATTCGTTGAGTGCGACCCGGTTCCTGGCTGCATGGTCATCATGCAGGTGCAGGCTGATAAGTGGAATCATGCCGGGATCATTACTGAAGACGGTGAGTTACTCCATCACCTTTATGGACACCATTCATGCACCACGCCATATGCTCGTGGTTACTTCAAAGATCGGACAATGATATGCGTCCGCCATAAAAACTTACCGAAGGAAATCAAACCATGGCGCGTTTAACCACTATTCGCCTGTATGGCGCTCTCGGCGCGCGGTTTGGCCGCGTTCACCGCCTGGCGGTCCAGACCTCAGCCGAAGCTGTAAAAGCTCTGTGCGTCAACTTTGACGGCCTCGAAGAGTACCTGATGAACGCCAAGAAAAATGGCATGGTCTTCGCCGTGTTTCGGGGCAAACGCAACATCGGAGTAGAGGACTATCAGAACTTGGGCGGCAATAACGACATCCGCATTGCGCCAGTAATGGAGGGCGCTAAAAAGGCCGGGATGTTCCAGACCATTCTCGGCGCTGTTTTAGTTATTGCTGGCGTGGCACTGAGCTTCACACCATTTGCAGCGGCAACCCCTTACTTGGTTTCTGCAGGGATCAGCATGACGGCAGGGGGTATTTTCCAGATGCTATCTCCTCAACCTAAAGGCCTTCATAGTCGAGAAGATCCCGATAACAAACCATCTTACGCATTCGGAGGAGCGGTTAACACCATAGCTATGGGAAATCCCGTGCCGGTGCTTTATGGTGAACGTGAGATCGGTGGGGCCATCATCAGCGCAGGTATTGTGGCCGAAGATATTTGAAATCTCTATCTTGCCCAAAATTCTGGCATTCGAGCTTCTCAGTGATAAGATTTAATCTGCCTGAAGTTCTGAGACTATGAAAATGAAAAGAATATTTTTGTTGGTTACCTTTCTGGGGATATCTGGGTGCGCTTCTTCTGTGGTTGCGCCTAATGAAGCAACTCCGGTCCCAACTAATCGCCTTTTAAAATATCAAAGTGCGTCTGATAAAGATGGCCGCCTTACTGTTGTCCGCGATGCGGGCATGGTAGGAAGCGCATGTTACGCGACACTTTACATTAATGGCGATCGAGCAGCCCGGTTGGACACCAAGGAAAAAGCAACTTTTTATCTTCCAGCTGGTGAGTGGGTTATAGGAACGAATCTTGAGGGGCAAGGGCTATGCGGCGCTTCGAATGATCGGCAAGAAAGATTTATTACCTTAAAACAAGGTGAGAGTAAGACGGTTAGAATTTTCACTGATGGGAATGGAAATATGGACGTAAAACCCACAACGCTGAACTAACACCGACCCGCTTAAAAGCGGGTTTTTATTATCTAAAAATCACAACCCGCTTCGGCGGGTTTTTTTATGGACGCAATATGGCAACGATCACTGGTGCGAAGGGTGGCGGTAAAAAGCAACACACGCCTGTAGAACAGCCTGACAGCGCCCAGTCGATGGCGCGTTGTCGTATGCTGCTGGCACTGGGTGAGGGGGAGTTTGCTGGTGGGCTGACCGATCTGACGGTATTTGCTGACGGCACTCCTGTTGGCAACGCTGACGGCACAAAGAACTTTGAAAACTTTACCTGGGACTTTCGGCCGGGTACCCAGATGCAGGATCCTATCCCCGGCTTCCCGGCGGTGGAGAACGAAACCACCATTGGCATATCGCTGACGAACGCCGCGCCCTGGACGCGCGCATTAAGCAATACGCAGATCGATGCCGTGCTGGTCCGGATCGGCATCTCCGGCCTGCAACAGCAGGAAAACGACGGCGATATTGTCGGCACCTCCGTGACGTATCATATCGATGTGGCCACTAACGGTGGCTCATATGAAACGGTCATGACCAAGACGGTGACCGAAAAGCTCAGCTCCCTGTATGAGCTCACTCACCGCATCAACCTGCCCAAGGCCAGTACAGGCTGGCAGATCCGTGTCGTGCGTGACACCGCCGACAGCACCAGCCAGCTGCTGCAGAACAAGACGCAGGTGCAGGCCATTACTGAGGTGATTGATGCCCGCCTGCGCTACCCGCATACTGCGCTGCTGTACGTGTCGTTTAATGCTAAATCGTTCAACAGCATCCCGAAAATCTCCTGTAAGCCGAAGGGCCGCATTATTCGCATTCCCTCGAACTACGATCCGATAGCGCGAACTTACACCGGCACATGGGATGGCACATTTAAGTGGGGCTGGTCGAATAACCCAGCGTGGATCTGGTTTGATGTTCTGACCGAGCCGCGTTTCGGGCTTGGCCGCCGAGTAACGCCGGACATGCTGGATAAATGGGAGTTATACAGGATCGCGCAACGCTGCGATCAGCTGGTGCCTGATGGTAAAGGCGGCAGCGGCACAGAGCCGCGCTTCATGTTCGATATCTACATCCAGTCTCAGGCCGATGCCTGGCAGGTGATCAAGGATATTGCCGCCGGTTTCAATGGTATGACGTTCTGGGGCAACAATATGTTCAACGTTGTCTCTGATATGCCAGTCGATACCTCGAAGCTGCAGATCCTCACCCGCGCCTCGGTGGTGGATAAACCCACGTACTCCAGCGGCAGCGAGAAGAACCGCTATTCCAGCGCGCTGATTAACTTCAGCGACCCGGATAATCACTATCAGGACCGCACCACGGCGGTGATGTTTCCTGACCTGGTGAAGCAGTTCAAGTTTAAGCAGACGCAAATAACGGCCATCGGCTGCACACGCGAGAGCGAGGCGCAGCGGCGCGGTGGCTGGGCAGTATATTCCAACTATCTTGACCGCATCATAACCGTGCAGACGGGACTGGACGGCGTCGCCTTTATGCCCGGTACCGTGTTCGCCTTTGCAGATGAACGCGTGTCTGGCCGGGTATACGGCGGGCGCATAACGGATTATGACGCCTCCATCCGGGCGGTCACCACTGACCGGGGCACCAGCGCGGTACCCGGTGATACGCTGATGATCCGCACGCAGGGCGGCACCATGGAGAGTCGCATTATCCAGGCAGTAAACGGCAGCCAGCTGATTGTGGCCACGCCGTTTGTGGCAACGCCCGCGCCGGATGCGGTCTTTGTCATCGATGCCGGGCAGCTGCGTCTGCAGTATTTCCGGGTGACCAACCTCAGGTACAATGACGAGGAAAACACCTTCACCATTACCGGCGCTGAGTACAACACCTCGAAATATGATGCCGTGGATAATAATGCGCGGCTGGACATTCCGCCGATTAGCCTTATCCCCACCGGGCTGGTGGCGCAACCGGGTAACGTCACGATCTCTGGCTATGATACCGTTCGACAGGGGCAGCGCGTGGCCACACTGGTGGCAACATGGGACGCGCCTCTGGATAAGAACGGCAAACCTCAGGCCGATGTGGTTGCCTACCAGGCGCAGTGGAAGCGCGGGGACAACGAGTGGATCAACACCCCGGAAACGGGGCTGAGAAGCATTGAGGTACCGGGCATTTTTGCTGGTGATTATCTGGTACGCGTCCGGGCGATCAACTCTGGGGGGGCATCCAGCCTGTGGGCCACCTCGACGCTGACCCACCTCTCCGGACGCACTGGCGATGTGCCGAAACCGGTCGGCCTGGCCGCCACGGATGATGTCGTTTTCGGCATCAACATCACCTGGGCATTCCCGGCCGACAGCGGCGACACGCTGAGCACCGAGATTCAGTACAGCCTGACAGCTGATGGTGAAAAGCCTGTATTGCTCGCTGCCGCACCTTATCCGCAGCAGCTTTACCAGCAGATGGGACTCAGGGCCGGGCAGGAGTTCTGGTACCGGGCACGGCTGGTGGATCGTATCGGTAATCAGTCTGACTGGACCGACCTGGTGCGCGGCCAGGCGAGCATCGACGTTTCTGACATTGCCGACGCCATTCTGGCTCAGATGCAGGATACCGAAGTTTTTAAAGACCTGATCGAGAACGCCGTAAACAGCAACCAGACCATTGCCGACATGGCTGCATCTATTGTAGATAATGCCGATCAGCTGGCGGCGGCCGTTGGTGCAACACGGGAGACTGCTGAGGGGATTATCCAGAATGCGCTAGCCATTGCTGAGGTGACGTTCCGACAGTCAGCCCAGCAGGGGGCTAACTCGGCGGAGTTTGCACAGCTACGTGAAGTGATCGCCACTGAGACGGAGGCGCGGGTTACTGACGTCACCCGCCTGGATGCGAAAACCGAGGCTAACGCGACGGGCATTTCCGAAGTTCGCCAGGCGCTGGCCACCGAAGAGGAGGCGAGGGCCACAGCAGTTACCCAGCTGACAGCGGCCACCAAAACTGCGTCTGATAAAGCCGATGCGGCAGCGGGCAAAGCTGACGCAGCAGCAGAGGAAAGCGCGCAGAACACTGCGGCAATCACCGGGCTCGACCAGGTGGTCACGACGCTGGACAGTTCCACCGCCTCGCGGTTCGAGGAGATCTCTGGCAAAACGGATGCAGCCAGTGGCGGCGTACGGAGTACAGCGGTCGCCCTGATAGAGAGTACCCTGGCGAACGTCAACCTGCAGCAGCGCCTGAGCGTTCAGTATGGCGATAACAAAGCCGGTATAGCGCGCGTTGACAACGTGATGGCGGATGCCAGCCGGGCGGTCAGCGAGTCGCTGAAAACCCTTGATGCATCAGCTGGCGGCGGCACGTCTAACGTCACTGACCTTGCCAGAACACTCGCTGATTTCTCGGCAGTTTCAGCTCAGAAAATCAACTCCATGACGGTGACCCTGAACGGGCAAACAGCGGCGATCACGCAGAACGCCCAGGCTACCGCTGACCTCAGCGGAAACATCAACGCGATGTATTCCATCAAGGTCGGCCTCGCCAGCAACGGGCAGTATTACGCGGCGGGCATGGGGATCGGGGTTCAGAATTCACCGTCTGGAATGCAGTCGCAGATCGTCTTCCTGGCTGACCGGTTCGCCGTTACCACCACCGCTGGCAGTACTGTGACGCTGCCGTTTGTCATTCAGAATGGGCAGGTGATCATTCGCGACACTGTTATCGGGGATGCGACCATAACGCGCGCGAAACTCGCCGAGACGATCGACTCTGTCAATTTCGCCCCTGGGCAGACTGGCACGTCAATTAACTTCAGGACAGGGGCGGTTCAGATTAACGGGGCAAACACAGGTCAGGGCCGATTCACGATCGACAATAACCGCATCGTTTCGTATGACCAGTACGGACGCGTGGCCGCGGTTATGGGGCAGAGACTGTAATGCAGACATTTATCAAAGGGACCACGTTCGACGCTATCAACTCGATAGCGGTTAACTATGTGATGGATGTGCTGGACATCTCCGGTACGGGTAGCAAGGCCTACCCGGCCGGATGCACCTACCAGGCTAACCTGATGATCGAGACGGCTGTATCCGCACTCCCGACAAATAACCCGTATCAGGTTACTGTTTCCGGGAATGTCGTCTCGTGGAATGTGGCGACGCCGGTGCGTCTGGTCGTGCTGGCCACGCCCAATCCCGGGCGAGAGTCGGACTATTTCGGTTGCTCGCTTTACACCTATGACGCGAACGGCACTAAGACCGTAAAACTGGCCCCGGATTTTGTGCCGTTTTGTCTGGTTGACGTTATAGACGTGCCGCCCGGTGGTCAGCTGATTCAGACCCGGATCCCCGTCAGCCAGAAAATCGTCACGTTTCACCGGTTGCCGACCGCCGACGGGCGGTTATCGACTTCCGTCTATTCGGTAGTCAACTCCGGCGGATATCATGCTTTTTCGTTTAACGCTTCTGGTATCACGCAGACCGGTTGCCGGATCTATGTTTTTTCTAACTATCTGGTGAACATCCCCGAATGGGGTTTTTTCGTTTACCGGGATGGCAACCTGGTCTGGCACAGCAACTGCCTGCCGCTCAACATGGGGCTGATGACCGGCGATATGTCATCAGCGACACCGCTGGCAGTTACGCCGGGCGTCACCTCACTGATTTACATTCCGGCGGACCCGTCCGTGCCCACGGCTGGTGGTTATCTGAATACCAGTTGTTCCGCTGCAGGTTATCGTAACGGAGCCTGGCAGGCAGTTATTGCGAACGTGTTTTCCAGCCGGATTATATCGTCGCAGGAGGCCGCATCGGTCAGGCCCTGGGCTATTCGTGGCTACGTCGGTTACATCGACTGCAGCATTTACGATCAGTATTACCCCTATGCGCTCGGGCTGGTTTAGCCCGGCAGATAAAACTTACATTCCACGATAAAACTTACATTCCACAAAGTGCCCGCCTCGAGCGGGTTTTTTATTGTCCGGAGACAACATGATTTACACCACTGGCACGATCGCCGGCAGCGGCAGCACACTCACCGGTACCGGCACCAATTTCACCGCAGCGGGCACACTTATCCGCAACGGTTGTACTGTAATCGTGTTGACCAGCCCGCCGCAGGCATTCCAGATCACCGGCGTTACCAGCGCCACGCAGCTGGCAGTGTCACCTGCAGTAAACCCTGCAATCCCGGCAGGCACACGTTACGCGATCCTGCTCAGCGATTCGCTCAGCGTTGACGGCCTGGCTCTGGATATTGCTGAGACGTTCGGCATGTATCAGCGCTATATGGGCGGATTCGCTGACGTCATGACCGGCACGGGCAATGTAACTATCACCATTAACGGTGTGGCTGTTACCGTGCCCGCGCAAAAGTCTCTGGCCCAGAAAGACGCAAGCGGGGCTGTCCCTGTCACCCAGGGCGGCACCGGGGGCACGACCGCGGCGACAGCGCGGGCCGGGTTAGGTATTAGCGACACCCAGCTCAACTCTGTCAGCGGCAAATCAGGCGGTGCCATTACCGGCGACACCGCTATTGAGGGTGGAAACCTGAACCTGCGGGCATCCACTCCGGGAGGCGGCTGGCCATTCCTCATCAATTTCCAGGCCGGGCAGGGCAATAATCTGACGTATGCGCGCCTTTACCAGGAGCGATCCGGTGATATGACGATCGCAACGGCGGTGAATGCTACGCCGAAATATTTTCTGTTCACCAGCCAGGGATCGTTTACCACCAGCGGAAGCATCAGTTGCCTGTCGCTCACCCAGACGTCAGACGCTGATAAAAAAGACAAGATTGAAACCATAGCTGACGCCCGAGGTAAGGTCAGGCTTATGCGCGGCGTGAGCTACATCCTCAAAGAGTCAGGAATACCCTCTGCTGGTGTCATCGCGCAGGAGCTGCTGGAGGTTTTGCCGGAGGCCGTCGGTTCTGTATTTGACGATCATGATGAATACGAGGAAGTCGAAGTTGACGTGGAAGTTGAGAAAGTCGGCGAAGACGGCGAACCGGTAACAGTTACTGAAAGGCAGCTGATAACCCGCCTTAAACGAGCACGCGATGAGAGCAAACGTAGCTACACGGTCGATTACTCGGCTGTTACCGGGCTTGTTCTGCAAACTGCCGTTGAGCTGGATCAGGCGGTGACCGATCTGGAGAAAAACCAGCGCAATATGGCAGCGTTTCTACAAAACCTGGGGTTTGACCCTGACACGGACTATACAGAGCCTGAGCCAGAACCTGAAAATCAATAGGCCGCACCGTATTGCATTCGTTGTTTCCTCAATCTACTGTATATATACACAGTATTTTACAAAGGAGGTAATAATATGCACCTGCAACGACTAATTTTCCCGGAAAATCCGGTACAGATCCCCGTCTACGGGGACACAATATCCGCAGGGTTCCCCAGCCCTGCGGCCGATTATATCGAATCGGGCATAGACCTGATTTCCCAGTTAATCCCGCGTCCATCCTCGACATACACGCTCCGTGTGTCGGGCGATTCAATGATTAATGCCGGGATCACCGATGGTTCTTACCTCCTCGTTGATTTCAGCATTCACCCCCAGCACGGCGACATTGTTGTCGCAAATATCGCAGGGGAGTTCACGGTCAAAAGACTGGTGACTCACCCGGTCGCTCAGCTGGTGGCTGAAAACCCTGCCTACCCACCCATAAAAATTTATGACGCCGACGGTTTAGAAATTGTCGGCGTTGTCATTTCTGTCATTACTACGCTGCGTCGAAACCATGTTTGCCCTCGTTGATATGAACAGCTTCTATGCGAGCTGCGAGACGGCGTTCCGGCCGGATCTGGTCGGGCAGCCGATTGTGGTGCTCTCGAATAATGATGGCTGCGTGATCGCGCGCAGCGCCGAGGCCAAACTCCTGGGCATCAAAATGGGCGTGCCGTGGTTCCAGCTGAAGGCGGCGAGGTTTCCTGAGCCGGTGATCGCGTTCTCAAGCAACTATGAGCTGTACGGCGACATGTCGCACCGCGTCATGACCACGCTTGAGGAAATGTGCCCGCGCGTGGAGGTTTACTCCATAGATGAGGCGTTTTGCGATCTTACCGGCGTGCGTAACTGCCGGGACCTGGCCGATTTTGGTCGGGAGATCCGAGATACCATCCGGCGCAATACGCGTATCTGGTGTGGCGTCGGCATTGCCCAGACCAAGACGCTGGCCAAGCTGGCGAACCGGGCCGCCAAGCGCTGGCCACAGGCAGGCGGTGTGGTTGACCTGTCAAACGTGGAGCGCCAGCGGCGGCTGATGGCGCTGATGCCTGTTGAGGAAGTCTGGGGCGTCGGCGGACGCATCGCCAAAAAGTTACAGGCGATGGGGATCAAGAACGCGCTGCAGCTGGCGGATACCGACATCCGCTTCATCCGGAAACACTTCAGCGTCGTGCTGGAGCGAACAGTACGCGAGCTGCGGGGCGAGTCCTGCCTCGAACTGGAGGAGTTCGCGTCGGTGAAGCAGGAGATCGTGTGCAGCCGCAGCTTTGGCGAGCGTATTACCAATTACGAAGAGATGCGGCAGGCGATTTGCAGCTATGCCGCCCGGGCGGCGGAAAAATTACGCGGTGAGCACCAGTTCTGCTGTTACATTTCTACATTTGTGAAAACGTCGCCGCACTCCGGCGAGCCGTACTATGGGAACAGCGCCGCCACACGCCTGATGACACCCACGCAGGACACGCGCGACATTATCGCGGCAGCAACGCGCTGCCTCAACGCCGTATGGCGGGACGGCCACCGTTATCAGAAAGCGGGGATCATGCTCGGCGACTTCTTCAGCCAGAACGTTGCACAGCTTAACCTCTTTGACGAGTATGCGCCCAGGGCAGACAGCGACGCACTGATGGTTTTGATGGACAAGCTAAACCGGCAGGGTAGGGGCACGCTGTATTTTGCAGGGCAGGGGATTCAGCAGGCCTGGCAGATGAAGCGCGAGATGCTCTCGCCGCGTTATACGACGCGGTGGTCAGATTTACCGATCGCAAAAGCAAATTGAACATACGTTAAGGAGGCCATTATAGCCGTATATGACTCAGCCTAGCCTTAAATAAGCAGGACATATGGCAGCTATAAGTGAGTGCGGAAGTTTGAACGAAGCTGTTTACTAACATGGTCAAATGGGAATCAGCGGAGAGCAAAAGACATGCGTTCGATGGCAATCTGATCCTATTATGGATTATAATCCTCATTTCATGGAATGAGGTTAAACAGCTTCCAAAAAACTGTCGGCACAGATCGGTTTTTTCACAAAAGCACTGTATGATAGACTTTACAACTTCAAAAGAGGGGATTCTAACGTGTTTACAATAAAAAATGCCAGTATTATAGTTGATTCTATTTATGGAAAGAAAAATAAAAACCTAGACTTTGAATATATGTACTCATTCTTGACTAGAAAAACATCGTATTTAACAAGGGAGTTTATCCGGGCTGATGGTGTTGATAAAACAAAGATCAAGGAAACATATATAGAGTCCTTATCATGGCTAATTGCTATAAGTCAATGCCTTGAAACAGACCTAGAGTCTTCTTTTTTTAGTAAATTCCCAGGCATTTGCCCATATTGCATAAGTTCGCCATGCAGTTGTTCGCAAACACATAGGAAGCCTGAGTTTACGTCAAATGCACGAAAGATAAAAGAAGAGCTCGCTTATAAAAAAGATTCTATATATAGAAATGGCAAAACACAAATCTATGTTCCAGACATGATTAATGATATATACCCATCAAATAAAAATATATTTAATATATTTGGGGGGTTCTATCACTCATCTAGACTTTTCGAAGAACTAGGTGAACTTCATGAGGCATATGCTAAGCTCAAGGAAGACAAATTCTATAGTAAAAATAATTTAAATGATGAGTTAGCTGATATTCTTGCTTGGATG